TGGTGTATGGATGACTGGCATGACAATTATGAAAATGCGCCTAGTGACGGCAGTGCTTGGCTTGATAATAATCAAGAGGAAAATCTTGATGCTGAAAATAGCTTAGAATCTACTGAAAAAGACGGAGATACTCCCTTTTTTGTCATGCGGGGCGGTTGTTGGTACCACAATCCAGATTTCTGCCGTTCTGCCAAACGCATCAACAACCGCCCCGACCTCTACGACTTCGACTACGGTTTTCGGGTAGTCTGTGTATTCGGGAAAACTCTCTAACCCTTTTTCCCTTTTTCCCTTTTTACCCTTTACTCGGACGTGAGGATTATCCCCCTTACCTCATATCCAAAAAAGGGGAAGTTATTATATCTTCTTTTCTTTTTTTTCCGTAAAGCATCAACGGCATCAACAAAGCCTGAAACCTAGTCAGGGTAAAGGTTTCGATTGTTAATAAGGTTATTAACAATCAAATTACAAAAGAACAGAAGATATATTTGATACAAAAGTACCCATAGTGACACTTGATGAACTGTCACACTTCGCCAACACCTGCCGAGAGAATCGATTTATATTAGAAAAGTAATCAAAACAAAGAGGACAAATCAAATGAATACAACATTGGTAAATGAAAAAATGCTAATGCGTCGTAATGATTTATTAGACGAGTCGAGAAAAACTCAAAAAGTTAGAATAGCGTGGCATTTTCCCAAAATTGAACTGGCAGAATTTATAGATCGCGAAAAAGAATTATCTGGACACGGAAAATGGTTTGATTATAGCGAAATAGCTACTCTTGAAGCTTGGGTTCGTAAAATGAATAAAGAATATGACGACATATTCCATTATCTTCAATTTTGTGAGAAATAGCTTGTAATTATGCCCCTAAAATTACATCTCGCTAATCCCACTATGTCAGGCGATAATGGTCTTGATTCCAATCAAATAATCGTTGCCAGTGATTCTTTAAAAGGTACTGGATAGCTTGAATTTTGAAAAACCCGTACTGTATAAGCCGATTGGACTGACCCCCAATCGGCTATTTGTTGTGCCTCTGTATAAACGACGCTTCGGGCTGACGATACTGACCATTCTCGTTTTACTGTGGACTCGTCGTAAATTCTGACTACATAGCTGTCCAATTCTCCTGCTGCGTAAGCAATGTCGATATAGTCGATCCAACGACCATCTAACCGCGTCCGTCGATACCAAGTAATAATTAAATCGTTATTATCTTTTTCCCCTCTTACAGCACAAGGGAAAGGCTTCAATCCTTCTAAGGTGATTGTGTGAGAAACTTCCTCCTCTATATCAGTTTCAAGTAATCCATTAGGAACTACTTTTAATAAATATTCTCGATTAATATCAGAAAGATTTAAGGGGAATCGAACTAAATAATTAGTTAGTAACACAAATTTTTCCCCTGTTATATGCCTAGAAATGGCTGGTTCAGTTCCCTTGACTCCACGAATTGTATATGAAATATCAAATGTCAAGGGATTGTTGGACACAATAGCAGCATTTTTAAAAGCTACAATTTCTCCAGTAGAAAACCAACCTAATTGTTTGCCTGACAAAAATGTTTCAAGGGTAACTGGCTCTAATTGCCCTGAATTTATGCTTACTCGTATCCAATTTAAATCGTCAATAAAACTAGGAGAAGCGTTGTTAAAATTCGGGGAGAAGCTTAATACAGTACCAGTTACGCTGTTGGCAACATTACCAACAGCAAAATCATAGCTTAATCCGTTGTCATCAGAATAAAATAATGCTCCTTTCCTAAAACTAGAGTTACCTTCAATTGCCACATAAATTCCTATATCTGTATCTCGGCTGTTAACTATTGGGCATTCAATAGGAATAGCGTTAGCGCGTCCGTAGGGACGAGGAGTGTTATTGTCTGGCGGAAATTCGTTATAGGAACGAGGAGTGTTATTGTCTGGCGGAAATTCGTTATCTATAGGAATATCTGGCAAATATCCTACTCCTTGAAATCGAGTAGCTTCAATTTCAATTAAATAATTTACGCCTCTTACTTTTTTCGTGATTTGCATCAATTCCTGATGATAATTGTTATTATCATTAGTAAAAATTACATCCCCAACCTTTAAATTTTCCCATGCTGGTAATAAAAACATTTTTGAAAAAGTTTTTGATTGCGTTTTCCCTAAAAAAAGAATTTTTGAGGCAATATTCATGAAAAACATATCTATATCTATTAGCTTAGTTTGAAAACTAAGCTCGTTTGTGTGAGTATCTGATGGGTCTTTAGCTACTGCAGTAATAGGTTCATAATTTTTTAAAACATTTAGCCCAGATACCGTAACAGCACTGGGAGTTTCTCTAAAATGAGTCAGTTTTTTTTCATTAATGTCAATAGGATTTTCTCCAAATTTTTTAGACCCAAAAGAGCTTTTAGGGATAAAAATAGGATCAGATGATTGTTCTTGTCTTTTAAAAATGATTTTATCTTTTGGCTCCCTTGCTACAATAAAAAAAGCTCTCATAAGTTCTTCTAACTGATCAGCAAAAGATGTCCCATCAAACAATAAATCAAATCCTTGAATTCGGTAATCATCAGGAATGTCAGTCACATCAATTTGATCGTCTGTTCTACTAGCTAATTCACAAATAGTTTTCAAAATATCTTTTATTTTTGGATTGTTTCCACTTTCTCCAATCACTTCAACATCAATAGTAGGAAATCCAGTGCCATCATAATTAGCAATCGGATAATTATTAAAAATTAAAAAAGACATTCCAGTAAAAGCAGGTACTGGATTAGATTCTTTTGACTGAATTACTGACGATGGTGTAGTTTGATTGCCAGTATAAATAGTTGTATGCTCAATAAACTTTAGGCTTTTTTCGTCATTAGTTTCGGAATTGTAAACGAGGACGCTGTTCATCCAAACCCGCCTAACAGAGCCAATTTTTCTAGCAATTGGATAAGCGGCTGTCAAAAAATAAGTGTAAACTTCGGTAGTTTGCCCACCACCACCACCTTTTCCGCCTTGCCTTTCGGATGTGACGACTTCCTTAAGAGGAATCCCCCACATCATAGTTAGCCCTTCTTTCCTCACCCTTCCAAAAGGATAGGATAGGCTTCTGCCGTATTCAGCATCGGGAACACCAGTATCCTCAATTTTTCCTTTTTGTTGGGTAGGGGGTTTAGGAGCAAATAGAGATAATAATAGGTTAGCTCCGATTCCTATCGCTACGGGAATGAGAAAATTAGCCACGGCTTTTTAAAAGATAGTATTTTCTCTATTCTAATAGGTTGAGTAGGAATCGAACCTACCTAAGACGAATTATGAGTTCGTTGCCTTAACCGCTCGGCCATCAACCCTTGACCTATTTAGGAAAAAATAAAGTAGGAGAGATATTAAAAAAATCGGCTAATTTTTGAACGTGAATATCTGTTATCTCTCGCTGTCTATCAAAAATATCATCTAGGATTGATTGATCCTCAAAAATAGATAATAAGTCTTGCTTTTGCAAGTTCTTTAGTTCTAACAAAAATTTCAATAGCTCAACTCCATAAATATCAGGTATTGGCTTTTGATTTTCCTCATACTCATAAATCAAAGTTCCTAAAACACTTAAATACTCCCTTTCTTCTATTGTCAATTGAATTTTATCTAATATGATTTTATCTAAAAAAGAACTGATAACTCTTTCCGTGTTTTCTAGCTCTTCCTTGTCGTAAATAGGACGAGGAGGGTATTGTTTTAATAATTCTAAGTATTTATTTGTATCAAACATAGTGTGACTGTAATCGCTGTAACTTTTTATCATAGGTCAAGTCTTTGATTTTGTCAATATGTTTGATTTTAAGTGGGTTAGGCTGGATTTGCACCAGCGTGGAATTAAATCTACAGATTTACAGTCTGTCACCTTCGGCTACTCGGTCACTAACCCTTGTTTGTTTCAATCCCTTGTCTAAATTTATCTTACTATAATTCTTAATGCTTGTCAATCATATTGGTTTTTGATTTTCTTGATTCTTTTGAGATTCTTGCAAATTAAGAAGTTGAAGCATTGCCTCTCCTGCGTCTTTACGCGCCATGCTACAAGTCCAGAGTCTTTGTTCATTGCGCTTGATAATGATAATTTCTGTATTAGAAACTAAACAAACTAAATCATTTTTCTGTTTTATTAGTTGATTAATGGCTTCTAATTTTTGCTTTTGTTCTAATTCAGAAACGGGTTGAGGGTTTTCTCCGTACTCTTGTGTGGAGAAAACAACAGCTAACATAAAACTTTTTGTTTCTTTAAACTGAAAACGAATAATCTGCCAACTAAATTCACCATCAGGCTCTAATTCTCGATTCCAAATATTTAGAAAGGTTTCTAAATAACCTTCTAATCCTTTTTGAGTTTGACGGTTTTTATTAATATCACTGAAAAGTCCTTGATGCTGTTGAGGATAGTTTTCAACAGGTTTTACTGACTCACTGTCTTGAATAGAGCAAGAATGACAGGGATTAAATGGAAACATAAAGGGCATATTGTTTGCTATCAAAATATTAGGAAAGTTTAATAATTTGTTACAGATTAACCATATTAGATTTATTCTCTGTAAAAATTAAGATCACACCAAAAGGAATCTTTCCAAAAATTTATCAATTGTATATTTTTTTCGGCTATTAATTTTCGCCAAAGACGAAAATTCTCAAAAAAATTATACCATCCAAAAGGAACATCTTCTCTAAGGGTAGTCCAAATAATAGGTAAATAGCTTTTGATAGTCATGACAGCAATCAAAAGGTAATAGTTTATTTTAGTCTTTTTCATGTCTTAATAGTCTTGACTTTATTTAAATCCTACCACTTATTTTACATTTAATTTTTCAAAAGTTAATCCTAAACAAAATGCAAACCAAAGCCAAATATACCAAAACCTGAGAAACAACTCCGATCATGTTAGCTGTAAGTTGTTAAGTCTTATGACAGTAAATACACAAGTAAAAATAATTAAATTTACAGCCACTAATAAATAAGGTTTTTCTGTTTTTTAGACTTCATTTTAGTTTAATCTTTTTAGGTGTTCTATATTACTTTACCACAATTAAAGTTATTTGTCTATAACTTTGATAAGAAAATAAATTAAATTTACTTTTTCCGATGTCAGTGTTTTGATTTTCATTAAGATTTCTACTAATTTATCCTTAAGTTCTTTTTTAGTGGGTTCTGTGTCACTTGGTTCATAAATGAAAGTTTTAGCACTTCCATCCTGTTCTATTTTAATCAAAGTGTATTTTTCCATAACCGTTTACAATTCTATTTCATCATTACCAGTAAGAAATCCCGATATATCGAAATGATATTCACTGTCACCATTTTGGGAAACTACTATTCCCCCAAACTCTAAGAGTTTATTGTCAAGAAATTGCTTGGATTGTTTTAAAGAAATACAGTTTTCTATGGCAAATTCCTTAGCACTAATCGGTTTTTTGTACCGGTATTTAAAGTCTATATCAAGTTTTTTGTTTCGAGTGTCAGCCCACGAGAAATAGGCTAACTATGTTCCCAAGAGAAATCCTAGTAATAAAGTTGGTATTCCAATAAGATAAATTTTGTGATTCATTATTTATTCTTTATAATTATTAATAGTTTCCCAGAAATAAATTACTAGCAGAGATTTATTTCTTTTAAGTATTAGCTTTTGCCAAAAACGAAACCTTTCAAAAAAGTTATCCCATCCACGAGGGACATCAACAAAAATACTATCTAAAATGATAAGTAGATACCTCTCGACAAAATTGCGTATTGTTAAGATTAAAGAACGTGGTTTTATTTCCATTTTTTTTAGTTCCGCTTTGGTCAATTTTTTCCTTAAAAATTGACCAATCTTTTTATCTAGTTGTGTTTGATTCATTGTTTTTTTCGGGTTTAATATTTAGTTTAATCTTAATATATCTAGCCCTCGATTTCTGATTCTTTGAGCAAGGTCTTTATTAAATACTTTTGATTTTTTAATCACAGTAATCTGATTGCTTGGCCAGTATTCTAGCAGAAAATCAACGAGTTCTATTGAAGTTGTGTGTATTCTAGCTTCTTTGCTACATCCTTTTAGTAATTGGTAAAAAAGAAATAGTCCACTAAGCAGGTCTTTTTCAATTACCCAAAATACTAATTTAATTAATGTATTGCTAAGTCGCCAGTGTTTTAGAAGTTGGCATAGTTTTGTTTCCTCTAATTGCCAGTAACTGAAAAAATCCAAAACATTAGAAATTACTGGGTAGTCGCTTCTACTTACGAAGTCAGATACTAGAGCATCGATTGCTTCTAGAGATTGACACATCCCGATGGATGCAATCGATAATCCCTCTAATTTATATCCTGAGATAATTTGTAGCATGGTTTTGGAGTTTTGTTTTGTTTCCTTGCCTTAGTTTGCCTTGCCTTGTCTTGTATTTGTTTCCTTGCAATTTACTTAACAAGTCAAGCCGATTGTTACAAAAACCTACCATAGGATGATATACAATGGTACAACTCTTGCAATCTACTTAACAAGTCAAGCCGATTGTTACCGGCTAAAAACATTCGCTAATCGCGTCGGTAAACTCACTCTTGCAATCTACTTAACAAGTCAAGCCGATTGTTACCTAAGTCGATCACTTGGATAAAACCGATATTCTCTGGCTTGCAATCTACTTAACAAGTCAAGCCGATTGTTACAATTGCTATAGATACTCCATATAGTAAATGTGGCCCTTGCAATCTACTTAACAAGTCAAGCCGATTGTTACCATTAAAGGCTCTAAGGTTTCCTGAGTTTTGGATACTTGCAATCTACTTAACAAGTCAAGCCGATTGTTACATGACCCTCAAAATGTCACGACCCCAACGTTAAAAGCTTGCAATCTACTTAACAAGTCAAGCCGATTGTTACCTGTGTGGATGAGGCCTATCATGCTATCTGAATTGGCAACTTGCAATCTACTTAACAAGTCAAGCCGATTGTTACCCAGTCTCCCAGAGTGTAAGCTGCGTATAGCCTGCGTTGACTGTTTGCGCGGGTTGCGAGTGGATCGACCTTTTCCTTGTTTTTTTCTTGGGTGTCACTGGCTCGGAGGTCAAAACCAGTAAGGTTTCGAGGGTTTCTTCCCCAAGTAACAATCGGCTGGACTTGTCAAGTAATTCCTCCTGCGCTGATTCCTTATCGAAATCCTTCAGAGGCTTAACTTCCCCGGTACAAGCCGGGTAGCTTCTTACGAAGTCTGCTTTCCCTAAGATGTTGATTGCGGCGGCCACATCTCTAGGTAAAGTACATCCACACTCTAAACATTTATGGGTGCGGGTTGATAAACTTTTTTTAACACGATTGCCACAGCGAGGACAATCCTGGCTGGTGTAAGCTGGTTGAACTTTGATAAACTCTCGGTTGGGAGTTTTCATTTTCGTTTCAAGAAAACCGGTTAATTGTCCTAAACTAGCATCAGCAAAGGATTTATTTAATCCCCCTTTGGCTTTCGCGTTATTGCGTTCGTAGCCTTTACCGTCTTCTCTTTTTTTCGGTTTAGGTCGTCGCATTAAATTCTTTAAGTTGAGGTCTTCTACGGCTACAGCGCCATGATTTCTAGCAATATCGGTACTTAAGGCATGATTAAATCCTTTGCGTTGTCTTGCTATTTTTTCGTGAGTTTTGGCAACTTTAGCACGAGTTTTAGCGAGATTTTTGCCGTCTTTATTTTCCCCTGCTTTATACTGTCTAGCGGTTTTTCTTTGCAGTCTTGCTAGTCTTTTTTGCCGTTTTCTATAGTATTTGGGCGGGTCAATTTGTTGCCCGTCGCTGGTACTAATTATATATTCTAGTTTTACGTCAATACCGATTGCTTTATCGGAATCAGGTAGATCATCTACTTCAAATTCACCAAATAGACTTAGATAATATCCCGATGGGTATTTGATAATTGATACAGTAGAGGCTTTTCTGTCACCCCACCGAATGTCTAAGGTATTGTTGACAATCTTTAAATCGCCTAATGTTTTGCCACAGCTACCTATAGATATTTTATCCCCTTTTCTAACAGCGCAATTGCTGATCTCAGAATAAAGAGATTTAATTTTATCTTCTTTTCTTTTAAATCTAGGAAGTTTTCTGTCTAAATTCTTTTTATCGAGTTTGGTGTAAGCTTTCCAAGAATCAGCAAGCTTTTTTAAAACCCCTTGGACAAAAGCCATAGGGATGTCCTTGCATAGTTCTGGACATTTTTCTTTTGTAATACAGCCACATAACCCAAAATAATTATCAGATTTTAACCGCCGTTGAATAGGGACATGAACAGGATAAGAGTGACCTGTTTTTTGTCTTTTTTCTCTAGCTATCTGTATTTTAACTTTTTGCTTGCCAGTTAAATATTTGGGGGTGTAAAGGGGATTAGGAAGGGATTTACCTTTTTCGTTTTTCAGGGAGTCAATAAATTGAGGTTTTTTAGCTAAACGACGTTTAACCCGTTTAACTGGTTTTCCTGTTATTTGCTCAAGCTCGTCGTAATACTTATTAAGCTGATATTCCATCAGTAGCTCTAGTCCAAAATTCCAGACAGCTTTAAGCTCGTCCATCCAGCGATCAATATAGGCTCGCTGAGTGGCATTAAGGTTAAGCTTTGTGTCCGCAATAGTTTTTTTGACTAGCATGGCTTTCATGGATCGACCTTCTTTCATTCTTATTTAAATCTACCATAACCCTGCTAGAAATGTCAAGTAAGAAGCCTAAAGATTTTTTGAGATACCAGTCTCTACATCAGAACCTATAGCCCAACTTTTGTAAAAGTCAAAGCCAGTAGTATCAATATGAAAGGGAAACTTTAGCGATTCCCAACATTCTAATAATCTTGGCACATCAACAATCTGAGACTTATGATTTAATCCTGTTTCAGTAATAATAAACTTTTCAAATACTGTAGGCACGATTTCAATGTGAATATAGTTAGTGTCGTCAAATTTATCCGATTTTTTAGCTAATTCAGAAGTAATTTTAACAAGAATTTCTTTTGTAAGCAGTTTTTTCCACGCAAAATACTCTTTATTGTAATTACTTGAATCTACATAAGCCACAAATTTGATAATATAATCTGCATTCATAAATATTTAAAGTAGTGCTAAACTATATTTAAATCTACCATAAGCCTACTAGAAATGTCAAGTAAAAATAAAGATATAAATTATTATCCCCTCAACGCCCGTATCTCGCCACTTGAAGAGAAAAAGCTAAAAAAATACTGTGAAACTTACCATCGGTCAATAACCGATGTAGTCCGGGAATTGATTAGAAGTTTACCCGATGACTAATACTCAAGAGTGTTGTCGGGATAGCTAGTGTTAAAAGTGCCAGTTCACAGACCGGCACTTTTAACTTTATTTTCCGATTAACAGTTGACGGTTTCTAGCCTTAGAAAAAAGATGCTTAACTTCCTTGAGGTTTTCGGTGGGGACATAGGATGCTTGATTAACTCGCAACCCCTGACACACTAAATGAGAGTGTCCATTCTTCTCTAACCAACGCTCTAACTCTCTTCCAGACTTGAATCCTAGTTCTTTCCCTAACTCAGCAGTAGAACGACCCTCAAAACTCACGTTTCGTCCGTTTTTACAGATAATTGTCTCGGTGACTTTTTCAACCTTCTCGATCACAATATCTGGACGGCCATCTAACAAGGCTAAAACCTCAGCACCATGTATTAATCGAATTGCGTCACGCCGATCCATGTAGTAGGTTTTAGCTTTTGTCAGTTCTAACTCAAGTTCTAATTCTCGAATACGTCCACTTTGAGCGGGGATTACTTCTTTGATAAGTTGCTTTGCTTGACTAAATGCCTTGACTAAGTTGCGCTTACAAGCAATGACCTGTGAAGTATTTCGAGACAGTGTCATCAAAAAAGTTGCTTGCTCTTCATTCAGGTAGCAGTAACGCTCAGGACGACCGCCGCTAGAGCCTTCTAGGGGTTTCGACATTTGAAATGCGACAACTCCAAACTCTTGAATCTCGTTAATGTATTTTTCTATGGTTTGACGCAAGGCGCGGTGTTCAATCCCCAACTCACCAGCAATCAAACGAGAATCAACGACAAGACAATCATTCTGTGATACTATTTCAATAGCCATATTGGCCTCCTATTCAGGTAATGTGGTTAGTCCCCCGTTGGTACCGGGGGCATTGCTACAATTGTACCATTTCAAATAGTTGCTTGACAATTCTAGTCAGTAGGAAGAAATAGTCAGGGAAAGGGGATTAAGATAATCCCCTTTCTTTTTTAGTGTCCTATGCTGGCAGTCATTGTTAGTTTGTAGTTAAATTGTAGATATTGTTATTAACAATAAAACCCTTACAGGGATTAGCTTTTACGCTTTGTTAATACTGTTAACGCTATTCCCCGATATTATTTTTTTACACTCTTACTGCTGAGGCTGTCTTGCCCCTTTACCCTATTTTCTTTTTTTCTCTATACGACATCAACGACATCGACAAAGCCTGAAACCTAGACAGGGCAAAGATTTCGATTGTTAATAACCCTATCTACAATCGAATTACTTGCGAACTCAAACCCGACAATTCCGCATCAGAGCAGTGAAGCCCGCTTGGGCAAAATGTTTGTCAAAAGCGAGTGCTTCTGTGATTCCATTTTCTTCCATTATTTTGAAAGATACGCAATTTGTATGACTCCATGCTTTGTCTTTACGCTGTTGATATAGTCTTAATCCTTGTTCAAATTGCTCACTGGTTTGGGGAACAATACGAACATTGGGGTTAGAACGCAAATTTTTAGTTAGCTCTATGGCTAAGTCACGGAAATACTCACCACGTTTAGAAAAGTCGTTTAAAACTTCGATAAGGACGGCTTCACTGGTGACAATATAGACGGGATGCAATGTTTTTGATAGCTAAACAGCTTTTTTATGCAAATTATCACTGGGGTTAAGTAGGGCAACCCAATAACCTGTATCGGCGAAAACGACTCTCACTAACTATCCTGTTGCTGTTGATAATGGTCAAAGTTTTGGGCTAAGTCTTTTGGTAGTTTTGCCCATTCTTCATTGGGAATTTTGGCAGAAAGTCGGGCGGCTAATTCCCAGATTGGTTCTGCATTATAGTCAAATTTAATATTTGCTAAGGAGAAGCTTTCGATAGGTGTTTGATTATTCATAGGTGTATTTGATTTAGAAGAAATTAGTTTTTCTAATTTAAAAATTGCTTCTTGTTCGTTACGCCAAGCTCGATCGCGTAGTTGGTTGGCTTTGAGAACTAGATCGCCAATTTCATTTCTAAGCTAAACGGCTTTTACTTCGGATCACCGATATAGACTCCAAAAGGGTTATAGCTATTGGATCATGCAGGTTAAGCGCCGTTTAGCTTAGTAGCTGGCTCAGGTAATGGGATATGAACAGAAGCAAGCATTTCTCGATCTCTGTGAACCAAAAATCCCCGTCTCTTTAGAGCGGGGAGTGTCAAAATCTAACTTCTTACGGTATGGACTCTCGGTTACGCAGGAAAAACTCTGGACATCTTTTTTTAGCATTGACAAGGATTTGCTTTATTGTTTCGTTGTTAAAGTAATCACGCCAAATATTAATTAGTTCGTCCTGTGACCTCGAACTACTGTTCTGTTCAACAGCATATCTGATCGCTCCCATAGTTTCTCCCAGTGTCAGTCCAGACTTAAGATACTGGCAAGTTCTTTCCTCAAGTATCTCTTGAGTCTGATTATCGAGGGACAGTGCCACGGTAGGCAACACTCCCAAAAACAATAAACTTAAAATAATCTTTTTCATCGGGATTAAGGTAGCTTTCTATTATTTTACCACTCCTAAAGTAAGTACTCGATAAATTAGTGCAGGCGGGTATTCATGAATATAGGTCTTCATCACGCCATTTATTGAATCAGCATGGATGTACTCACTATCTCCCAGATAAATCCCCACATGACCATTTACTCCTGACTTACGAAACATCAAAATATCTCCTTTACACAAATCACCTTCAACTCTATCTAGTAACCGATCAAGGAATTTGACTAAGAAGTTATTCCGGGGAATCCGTTCGTAGTTTTCAATAATGAAATTATGGGGCAAGAATCCGACTTTAATCCCTACGCCAGCAATAAATCCTACACAATCGGTTCCAATCCCTTTAAGCGATTGACCATGAAACCAAGGAGTACCGAGCCATTCAAGAGCTTCGGTAACAATTTGATTACCCAAAGAATCGTTTTTTAGTTCGTTCATTTTGTGTATTTTCCCGTTCTTTCAATTGATTCAAACTATAACCCATATCATTCCGTGATTCTACAGTCACGTTATTGGTGCTATTAATTACCAAAGACTGATTAGAGCTATTGTTATTTGAGGTTGTGGAGTAATTAGGCTTACCCCCGACAAATCCTCCATTAGCATAGTTCTTAATAGGAGCATTATTTCTGTACTCTAGATATGCTTCTGTTTCTTTAGGGTTAAGAACCAATTCGTCTTCATTGGCTACGATTAATCGAGGTTTTCGGCCTCCCGACATTGCTCGTTCGCGCTGAAAAGCTGAAATGATATTTTTCTCTATCGGAGCATTGGCATCCCCAACTTTCCCACCATCACTAAATAGGCTGAATCCTGTACCTAGAGAAAAAGCAGAAGCCGGAGCAGAAGCAAAGCTAGAGGCTCCTATACTACCAAGTAATCCAATCGAACCAAGTCCCCCAAGCCCTCCACTAAAAATCCCTGTTATTCCGCTAAGCAAGCCATTAAATAAGCCACCGCCGCCACCTCCCCCAAAGATAGAGGAAAAGATGTTACCTACTGGTTTAAAAATGCTACTGAGGGCATTAGTGAAAAAGTTACCTACTGGCCCGATGATTGCATTAAATACTGACTCAAATGCCTGAGTTATTGGTTTAGTAAAACCATCGATAGCAGAAGTTAAAGCATCGATAGCAGGCCTAGTGATACCTTCGACAAATTTAGTTGCAATATTTAATCCAAGACTACTAAAAGCCGATCCTATTCCTTTTCCTTCTCTAATATCAGAGAAAAAGCTTTCAGCTGCGCCGCGATTTGGAGAGGCATCTAATGCTACTCGCTCTAATCTTAATTCTGCAAGTTTTTCCCATTCTGATCGGATATTAGCTACAAAATCAGCGTACTGTGGTAAGTCTTTGTAAGGCTCTAAATAATCTTCTAGTTCCTCTTTTTCTTTTTGTAGGCTAATACGTTCGGCAAGGATAGCAGAATCATCAAATAAAGTCGGTCGGGATTGATTCTCTAATTTCATTCTTTGAACAGTTAAATCATTTAACCGATCACGAATACTCCTGACTGTATCTCTGGTTTTTCTAAATGATGCTTCTAAGCTGGCTACTCCCTGATTCTTGCCTAATTGTTCAATCGCTTGATCAAGAATTGCTACCTGTTCTTTAGCTAATTCAGCGCGTTTAGCTAAAGCATCAATACTATCTGTCATTTCTTTGAGAAATTCAGGGGGGAGAGCTATACCTTTTCTTTGAAATTCTCCTAAGATTTCTTTTATCGCGTCGCTGTATTTTTGTTGAGCCTCAGCATTTAAAAGTAAAGTCCGTCGCTGGTCTTCTAGTGATTCAATCTGAGAGCGATATTGTCGAGAGACTTCTGTAGCACTCTTATTAATTTCTTCTTGTACTGTCAGATACCCTTTAGAGTTGATAGTCAAATCAGCGACATTCTCGGAAGCATCTCTTAAAGTACGTTCTAATGCACGGGCATCTTCCTCTTGCTGCCGTCTAAATTTCATTGATCTGTCAAGAGCATTGTTTAGATTTTGTTGCTCTTCTAGTTGTCTTAAGAACTCCTCAGCGTTTTGATTGGCTATTTCAGCTTTGCGATTTTGATCAGCCGCTGCGCCAAGATTACCTGTAGGAAGATTAGGAACGGGCGGTAAATTAGGACTCTGGAAGTTAATCGGATTGTCTTTAAGAACCGGTGGTAAATCGGCATCCCAGAAATTATCTTGATTTTGATTAGGTAGAGTCGGTAATTGGGCTATAGGTGGAGGACTACTAAATTCTGGACCACCTTTTCCTTCTTTTGTTTCTTCTTTTGTTAAAACACGGGCAGGAGAAGGATTAGGGGTGGAGTCTTTAATGGATTGGCTAATTGCATTAGTAGCATTAGTTATTATTTTTCGATTATTTAGTTGATTGCCGTTAATGTTTGCATAAGCAGTTACAATATATTCTTTCCCATTAATGTTTACCAGTCCAACATTACCAATAACTTTAGAGTTATTTCCAATTTTTCCGCCGATTTCATTATTATACTTAAAATTTCTTGTTTGTCTCAGAGATTGTTCAGCTAATTGACTTGCAGGATTTTGATTTTTAATTAAAGACTGCATAGCTGACGTTACGTCTTGTGCTGTTGAAATGTTTGGAGTTCCACTGCCTGGTATATTTAAATACCTAGAAATAGTAGTGTTTTTATAACCTTCTTTTCTGGCTAATTCTGTAGCTTTGGTTAGCCCACCTAGCCGATCAATTAAAACATTAGTTGCCGTATTATCTGACTTTTCTAGCATTAACTGTACTAGCTGTTCAACTGTTTTAACTTGATTGGCTTTTAATTGTCCGTGTGGATCAACCAAAGGCAATTTTATGGCGATAGCATCTTTTAAGGAAAGTTTTCCGCTTGTTATTTCTTTGGCAATCAAATCAGCAATAATAACTTTAATTGTACTAGCTGGTGACGCTGGGGGTGTTTGAGCGTTTTTAGAATATACAGTTTTTCCGCCAACTTCTTGAACTAAAACAGATTGAATATTTTTTGGTAATCTGTTGGTGATTTGTTGCTGAACTGATGGAGAAGGGTTAGGGGTGGAAGTTGATGGAGTGGGTAAACCGCCTTGATTTCTTCTGATTTGTCGAATACGGTTTGATGCTCCGCTGTTAGCAGGATTGCCGTCATATCGCAGTGCGTCTAGTTCGGATTGAGTACGAGGGGCATTTGGTTGGTATTTTCGTAAAGACTGATCGTAAACCTTTAACAGGTCTTCCATCCGTTTCATGCCTTGCCCTGGGTAATTAGCCCCTGGGAAAGATGCCCATTCTTTGCGGGTTGCGTTAATTGCCCCACGAATATCTCCCTTAAGAAGCTCGTCTAATCCACCTCTCATTAGAATACGGCTTAATGCGACTAAATCTTGAGAGACAGGAGAAAAATCTTTTAATCCTAATTTTGCTTTTTCTTCATTCCATGTAAAATCCATGATCTGGTATCTTCCAGATGCCGATGAACTGGTTGATCCAAACGGAATTCTTTGGCGTGGATGGTCTGCGAAAGAACTAAATTGTCCATGGCCAAAAAGGGTGTTATATCCCTGATTTGGCATCTTGGCAGTACCTTCTGCGTAAGCAATAACATCAAGAAAGGCCTTGACGCGAGGATTGTTTAAATGCTGAGATAATTCTTGACCGCGTGGTGTTAACCCTTTGGAAATTGAAGACGACTGTGGCGGTGGCGGCGGTAAAAACCCTCCCCCATTCCACACAGGAGCAGGGGTGAAATTACTAGGTGCTGGTAGTATCAAACCTTCCTTAGCTTTTCTAATTCCCTCCGCAGTTTCTTCTATACTTTTTATTAAGTCTTCTCCAGAGGTCTTAATATTTGGGGGAATAGCCACTAACTCAGAATTGATTAATTTAATTGGTTCTGGAAGTGTATTAAGATTTGTGACAATATCCTTGATTGATTGGGGAATAAAGCCTAATTCTTTATTGGTTTGTCGGATTAAGTCAGCTAAGGTGCGATTAAGGTTTTCTTGAGTCCGTTTAATATCCTCAATCGTTCTTAGTCGGCTTCTTTCAGCGTCTTGCTGTTGCTCTTGTAAGTTACGAATATTTCTTAGAGTAGAGATATAGGAAGTTTCTATCTCCTCGGTTCGGGATTGGAAGGTGCGACCGCGACTGGCAAGGTCAGCTTGTCCCTGGACAAATTCTAGGAAAATGTCACCTAATTCTTTACCAGCGTCGCTTGTACCGGGTATTAATAAACGGTTTTTAACTTGCTGTACCCTGATTCTATCGGTCGCATCCAGTAGCTGATTTTGGGCATTTAAGAGGTTCTTATCGAGTTCCCTGACTAAATCAGTGTAACTTTCAGATAGAGAACGATTTCCTCTAAAAGCTGACAGTTGAGCATCTTCAATCTGTCTTCTATAATCTTCAATCTGACGATTAAAGTCGATTATCTGACGGCCAAGGTTGCGGTAATAGTCTTGTAGTGATGTTTGTTGCTGTAATAGGTTAGCGCGGGCTTGTTCTAGGGCTAATCGGGTATTATCAACCTCTTGCTGAATCACATTAGGGTCGTCTGACGCACTTTCTAATCGACGATAAGCCTCTCCTAATAATCTCTCTTGGTTGCGAACTTCTGATAAGGCATCCCGATAGGAAGCGGCTGTCCCCCCAAAGGGTAATTGCCTTAAAGTAGCAATTCTCTCGTTGACATTGTCGCCGACTATGGATGCTTGTCTGGCATTTCTTGCACGCTCTCGTCTAGCGTTAGCAATTTCTAGTTCTGTATCAACAATTGATTTATCAATAGTTAAAGTTTGTCGTCTAATAGATGCTTGCTGTTTAGCTGTTTCTAATACCTGGTTTAATTCAAAAGGCGCTTGATCTCCCAACTGCTGTAACCGATCACCTATAGCTTCTGGTGACACACTTCCCTGCTGTAATGCCGTTCTAAAATCTATTCCATTTAATTCAGGCATTAACTCAGTTATTCGCTGATTAATCTGATCTGTTAGAGTGTTTTGTAATTCTTTTTCTTTAGTTGCCAGTAATCCATTAAGCGAATTAAACTGATCCTTGACAATAGATAGGCTCTGTTCTCTAACGGTCAAGTCTATTTCAAACGGCTTCAGGTTCCCAGATAAAACTTGTCGTTTAATATCTGTTTCAGACAAAATAGTTCGACCACTAGAGACAAATTCAATATTAGATAAAGCTCTTGCTACTTTATTTATTTGTTCTGTTAATCGTTGATAGTTGACTAAATTCTCTTTGACTGCTTCGTTATATTTTTCTTGCGATTCTTTTAATTTTCTAAGTTGAACTTCAGTAATTTCTAGCTGGATACTAGCATTATCTTTTTGGGAATTAGAAGACTCTGGATCGTCTAAAACTTTTTTAATTGCTGTAATTCTTTCTTCTGTAGATGCTATCTCATTAACAATAAGCCCAATTTGAGGAAAGTATTTTTCCGTTAAAGCTTGTATTTCTTGGTTTACTTTCGCAATTTCTTGACGAACAGATGTAGCTTTTTTAACGTCAGCATCTCCACTAGCTATGATTTCATCTATCTTGAGGTCTTTCGTTTTTTGCCGCAATGTGTCAAGTTTACCCGTAAATTCGGTAATCTTTGTATCACTAAATGTGTCAGTTGATAATTTTAAGATTTGTGTTGTATCACTTAGTCCCCCCGCAGCAAACTCTAAACTTTTATCTCTTTCTCTGTTGTTTTTAAATTGCTGAATTGCGGTTGCACTATCAGTTATAACAGTAGAAGCTTTAGGTATAGGTAAAGGTTTTTCTAGTAATCGTCTCAATTCTTGTAACGATTCTTGAGTTGATTTAAGGGATCGTTTAGACTCTTCGGAGCCTGCGTTGATGTATTGATAAAGCCCTTTAAAAGCTTCCATTACACCAAAGACTAAAGCAGTCCATCCTAGCCCTTTAACAAATCCTATACCTATTTGTGCAATTGATGCTTTTGTAGATGCTGCGGTAACTCCTAGTGCTTTTAGCCCTAACTTTAAAAGACCAAGCCTGTGTAACATTTGAACAAATACACCCGATACGACAATCCCCATCGAAACAAAAGTAGCTACAATTTTATCTCCATGATCCTCTAAAGTCCTAAGTCCATTGATAACTGTAGGTATCCCTAATTTAGCCACTTCTAATAAAGGTTTTCCCATTTCTATGCGAAGCAAGTTTAATTGATTTTCAAGTTTTGCAACTTGAGCAAAAGCCGTGTCATTAATTACATTAATCCCTCCTGCTGATTCTAAAGTAGTTTGAGTTGCAAATTTCGACAAAAATTCATCTGATGCTACTGATCCAGACTCAATTAATTTAATAAATTCTTGAGACGTTACACCATAAGCTCTAGAGGCAATCTGTAACGCGCCTGGCATTGCTTCACCTAACTGAGAGTTAAGTTCTTCCATTGAAACACGACCTTTACTAGCTATTTGAGTAATAGCTAGTAAAGCTCTGTCTTGCTGTTGAGAATTAGCACCTCTAGTAGCCAATCCTAATGTTATTCCTTCAAAAATTTTATCTTTTTGAAACTCTAGTGAAGTGTTTATTACAGCAGCACTAAACTGCTGATAGTTTTTGGCAGAAGACAAAAAAGATGTTCCAAGTTTATCTGCTTGTACTTTTAGCCTAGATAAAGCAGACTCAGCGTCGTCTGTGGTTAAAGATAAAGCCATTTCTAACCGCTCTGCTTCAATTGCTGTTTGAAAAGCTTCTTTTCCAAATTTATTTAATAAACCAATAGTTGATTCAAGGACGTTAAAACCAACTATACCTAATATTGCGTTTCTTATTAGTCCAGCAACTTTCTTAATTGGTTCTGGTAATTTATCAAGTGATCTTTCAACTTTATCAGCAATGGTGCTAAGTTGCTCTAGCTTACTTTTACTTTTAAAATCATCAATTTTATCAAGAATCCCTCCAATATTAAAAACTTTTCTCCCTACCTGTTTAATATTTGTTTTTATTGTTTCACGGTTTAGGGGTTGCATTTGTTTAGCAGATTCTTCCATCTCCCATTGTCTAAACTTTACTTCATTTCTTACATTACTAGGAAGTGCATTAAAAATTCTTTTCCCTGCTTTTTGGACATTAGTTTTTAAGGATTCACGGTCTAAAGATTTTACTTTCCCGACAAAATCTTTTATCTCTATCTCCTTAAATTTTAATTCAGTTGTTATTCCATCTAGTCCTAGTATTAAACCTCTTTTGATGTCACGACCAATTCGCATCATAACTTTTGATGGAGATTGAATCTCAAGTGTATCTCTAATTGTTTTCGGTAAGGTTAAAGCAATTTCCCGCATTTCTGCATCTAAATCACCAGACTCGCTTTTAATTCCTATTTTTATCCCTTCTATAATGTCAGAGCCAAGTCCTTTAGTCTTATTTTTATTTGCTAAAACAGGATTTAAGCTTAAGATTAGTTTCTCTAAATTAGCCTCTATTAACTCTTTATTCCCACCAGAAGCTATTGATTTTGCCGATTGTTCTATAGCCTTTGCGAATAGAGTTTTAAAGCCTACTGTAGTAGTATTGACACCAGTTTTCTGAATTTGTTGAATTAGTCCTGATTTAATAGGAGATAATTCTTTTATACCAATTGTTTCTTGAGCAGTCTGAACTTTTTTTCCTGTACTACTTAAGTATCCTTTTGCAGACTGAACAGAAGCACCGACTCCCCCAGAAGCTATAGAAGTGGGCTGTCCAGCTTCTTTGAGTAATTTTAGTATGTCTTCTAAATCAGAAGAGGCTTGTTCTTTGGCAATTAATATTTCATTAGCTACTTTTTTTGCTTGGTCTAATTCACCAGAATCTATTAATGTTTTTAATTTTTGATAACGATCACTAAACCATTTTCTAATTGCGTCAGTTTGAGCCTGTGCTTTAACAATATCAGCAGATGCAGGATTACTTTGAATTAAAGACTTTAAGTCTTTTGTCTGTTTAGACAGTGACACAAGTTCTTTTTCTTTAACACCTATATTGCTACTAACTTTATTGTCGGTTGTTATATTTTTAGACGGGTTATTTTTTGAACTAATACTAGGAATCTCAAACGATTTCTCTTCAGTGCCTAATTTAATGTTAGGAATATTGGTTGCTACTATACTATCAACTTTTAAATGTTCTAAAGGTTTTGTAGCTTCTTTGACTTCTTTTAGCTGTGTTTCAATAGCTACTAATTCTCTTTGCTTTAATTGCAAAGATGACATATCAAATAGTTCTAATTGATCAGGAATATCTTCAATATTTTCCTGTAATTTATCAACTTCTTTATTCAATATCTTGATAATTTCTGCGTTTTCAAGGTAGTCAGAAGAAGAATGTGACGCAATATCGGAAATAACTTGACTTTGCTTGGATACATCTGATGTCCCCATAGTTTGTTCTGCTAGTCTAATAGGGTCATTCTCTCCTATATAACGAGAAAAATTATCCATTTGAGTAGTCCCGACCATTGACGGGGTAGCAATAGCTACCCCTTTTATATTTTCAATACCAGCTTGGTTTGCCAATCTAGTCGCACCTTCAGAAACAAAACCCCCAGCAGAATAACCAAGTAAATCAATTTGAGCATTAGGATTTAATTCTCTAGCCTTGATAACTGCAGCAAGCATTGAAACTGAATCTTCGTTAGTCCCTGACAATCCTTGCCCCACTGTTTGAGCGGCTGCTTCACCAGCCCATTTCAAGGGATTATCTTTAATGGATGTACTTAAATCAGTTGCTTTATTAGCAATAGGGATAACTAAAACCCCATCTTCTAGTTTTGGTTGAAGATTTTCAGCAATTTCTTTGCTTCCTTCTCCCTGTTTACCAGCAAAACCCCCAGAAACAAAAACTATTTTTTTTGCTTCACTTACAGCTTTTTCGTCTAGTTGGACTGTTGCTGATTGTTTTCTAGCTTTTGCGATAGACTCACCTGATTTTAGTTCTTTTCTTGCATTAGCAAAAGTATCGATAGGAGACATTGCAACTTGTCTCATTGAATCAGATACTTTTAACAATTGTTTTGCTAACTCTTGTGCTTTACTAGGGTCTTGAGTATTATAAAATTCAATGGCTAACTTTTTTAATTCTGCCATTTCTTCTTTTGTTCTTTTAGTTGCGTCTGCTATAGCCTCAGAACCTTTTTGTGCCGATTCAGTTTCTAAATGCTCGTTTAATACTGTTTTGCCTTTTCTAACTGTTTTCCCAGCAAGCTTACCGAGATCGGATCCACCAGTTTCGTACAAGTTTGTTCCTGCTTCTTTGTCAAAAGCTTTAATATTATTCCTGGTAAATATATCCGCGTAAGTGTAAGCCGCGCCTTCTGAATAGCTCTTTAAAAAGTTGGCAGGCATTGACATTACTGCACTGACAAAATTCTTTCTAGTTTCAACAACTTTTAGTATTGCTGGTAATACTGCTGACAAAATTTTGGTCAATGATCCTGACAAAATTTGCGACAATAACTCCACGGCTACCATTGCACTAAACCCACCACCTCGAATATTGGGTCTTTGAGATATATTTTGCTGCTCTGGTGCAACAGGTCTTTGAGATATATTTTGCTGTTCTGTTGTAACAGGTATTGTCTTGATTTGAGTTTGTTTGTGCTGTTGATCAAGTTTTGTTAGATTTTGATTACTTGTTGTTATTGATACGTTTTGATTGGCTTTTTTTCTTGTTTTTTCTTGTGCAATATTTGTTTTTTCGTGGTCTTTTTGAAGTTTTGTAAGATTTTGACTGTCTGTTGTTGGCTTAATAGTAGTTTCTTTAGAAGACTCAATAACTTGATTTTGTAAAGCAAGAGTTTCTTCTAATTGTTTTTGAAGTGCCAATAATTCTGTGTCATCAACTTGAACTTTAATGACTTTCTTATTAAATTCATCGATGCGCTTTTCTGTAACAGTTAAATACTCGTTTAATGCTTCTAATGCAACGTGATTGACTTTAGGAGCAATAATCTTTTTATTAAGTTTATCATAATGATTCTCTTTAACCGTTAGATGCTGGTTCAAGGCATCTAACGGACGGTGATCGACCTTGGGAGTAATAACTTTTTGCTCTAAGGAAGAAAGCTGGTCTTTAGCCGATTTGATACCGGCATCATACTGAGATGTATTTAGCCCTAGACCGATTTCTAAAGTACCAAGTGATAAAGACATTAGCTTTTCTCCCCTACTAATTGAATTATTTCGTCGTATAGTCCGCAATCGACTATTATCTGAGTGGCGAAGACTGGCACTTGGCCAGCTTGCATAGCTTCTAACAGAATTTGAGCGGTTTCTTGATCAAGAAAATATTTTTTATTTTCTTTAAACTGGTAAGGCAGAAAATCACCAGGATTAAGACTTTGTGACTTAGAACCTTCTTTAGATTGTGCTATTAGGTAGGCGTGAACCATGGCGGCAATTTGACTAACCGTAGCCGATAGTGAATTAATTTCTTCACATTTGACTTTTTGAATCCCTGAATATTTTTTCAGGATTAACCAGTCTGGCCAATCTTCCCACTCCTCGATGGGTAATCCCCAGGCACACCATTTGTAATAGATTTCTTCCCAATTAATGGGGTTAGCGATTGCCTCTAACCGTGCATTAATTGCGTCATCTATTCGTTTTTTTCGTCGTCCTCCGTTGGCTCTGATTCTGGTTTTTCTTCCAGTTTTTCAGGTTCTGAGTTCTGCCACTGAGTTATGTCTTGCCAGAGATAGTCTTGATAGAGTTTTACTACCATAAATTGAGACATATCATTAATGTCTTGTATGGTGAAATCAACAGAAGATTTGTCTTTAAGTTTAACTACCCGTCGAGGACTACCTAGAAATTTAGCTAACAAGGCTTTATTGTAAGTTTCATAGGTTGTTTCCCGATCCTTAAATAAAGCGTTTAATTCATCGAGATAAGGCTCTACAAGTTCTATAGATTCTCTTGTTAGTTCTCTTGTTTTTTTACGGTTGCTTAAAATTGATTGCTGCACGATAGCGGCGGTTTCTACTTTTTGTTCTACGCTGTCAGATTTTACCCCGTCAAGGGCATCAACCATGACCTGTTCAATTCGTTCTCGGATCGAACCGTCGTTAACTACTACTCCTTCAATTTCAGCAGTGGATAGTCCCGTTTTTTGCCCGATAGCTTTAATTTTCTCAAGATAAGCTTTGTCAGCTTTTTCCCGTGCCTCTAAGTATTTCTTGACTGTTTCATTTTCCTTTGGATTAATCCCGTACCTTTTTAAAAACTTGATACCAATCTCTTCATTTTCTTCTGTAACAATTGCGTCTATCTTTTCCAATAAAGCATCATTGTCTTGAATGTAAAAAATCCATTCTTTTTTTAAAGGGAAAAAGAATGTTTCATTAAACTTCAATTTACCTAATACGCTTAACTTCGCCATTTATTTTTACCTTTTGATTTCTTTTTGCACTTTGTTCAGTATTGAGGCACAGAGGATCAAGGGTTACAGATACCTGTATTCTTTCTTGATTTTTTGTTCCGTCTGGTGGCTCGATTAATATCTTTTCTTGTTGACTTATTTCTCGATCAAACGTACCGAAAGAAAACCAGAGGTAATTATTGATTATTCTAGAATTGACTAACATTACCTCTTGGTCTTCATCAACAAGGAGTTTAACTATTTTAATTGAGGTCATCAGCTACATTAGGAGAGAATGGCGACGTTGCCATCGGTTTAATGTCAAACACATTGCCACTAATAGTTAGAGTTACGTTTCCTTGTAGGAAATTGCCTTTTTCACCACTAACATTTTGGCTAACATTTGTCTGAAAACCTAAGCCGCCGCGCTGTCCCATATAGACAATTTCGAGGTAAATTCGCTCACCTTTTTGCTCTGCGGCCTTTACGATTTCATATCCAGGATCACCAAATACAAGCGGACCCGATACCGACCCAGTACTCATGATCTCAGAGATAAATTTCTCCACCGCCATTTCACCAAAGACAGAATCAGTAACCTCAGTAGAGGAGGTGTCAACGTTAAAGGTCTTGGCGCTCAAAAAAGGAACCCAAGATTTAATTGTGCATTTTTGAGCGGGAGTAGCAAGGGTAGCAGCAATTTTGGAAGGTTCGATCTGGATTGCTGTCTGGGTTGCTGTCGTCGTTTTTGTTCGGACGACCACATAATCACCGGCAGTCCCCACATAAATTAAAGTGCCAGCATATAAAATTCGGCCAAAACCCCCAGTCGCCACGGTAAGAGTGGAATCACCTAAGACGATTGCACCACCTAAATCGGCTACTCGTGTGGAAGGTTCTTGTCCAAATCCGTAAGCACCAGAAATAAAAAATTGCGTATCACGGCTAGGGGTGAGGTTGTCACTCCGATTTAATTCTAGAATTTGATTCGACATTCTAATCACTGACTAAACTTTTCTAGTTATATTGTACTATAAAAGATTAGTAAATGTGTACTCTAGAAGTCTAAAAGCCTAGCAGTAGTGATTTTAAAGGTCGCTTTTGGTCTGATAATCCCCTCAGAAGTTTTGGTATAGGGGGTTAGGCGAGGCTGATCTAGAAAATTCCAGTAGCGAGAAGATTTAAGTGTTTCAATCACTGGTGTTAGGCTTTTCTCTAGATTGTACTGTTTTAGGGTAATGCAATAGTTATTTATACCTACGGTATATCCTAGTAAATTTTCGTGATAAGGATTAGGCTCTCTTTGAATAATTGCTTCGATGCCGCTATTAGGTTTTACTTTATAGTTAGGGGGTAATTCAGGAGGCTCTACCCAAATAGCATCAATTTCTTTTAAATTTTGCCCTGTAGGGCTTGTTATTTCGTATTTACCTAAGTCAGTACCGATAAGTATCTTTAAATTGTTTCTAATACCTAATAAAATATTTCTTAATTCTGATTCACTCATTTAATTTTTCCTTTAAGATTTCACTATAAGCCTCAATTGGATTATAGTCTTCTATAGCCGTGTCGATAAATGGGCGGGCGGGAACATCTGTCACCGTCCCATCGTTACGCTCTATTTGATACCCTTCATGGACAAGAGCGGCATGATCAGCCGTGTAACCGATTACTTTATAGACATCGGATACATCTTCAATAAATTGGCTATTTTTTAGCTCACCTGTATCCACAATGTCCCGGGGTGAGCCAACTACACTGCCATTTTTTCGTACGGTTTCCCGTGGCCAGTTCCATTTACTATCTTCTACCTGAAAATTAATTTCTTGGGCAAACTCGGACACCATTTCCCCAAAAGCTTCAGTAGCTAAGTCTTTTCCTAGATTCCAGTTAATCATTAAAAAATAGCTGTAAGTTATCCTTACAGCTATTATAACAATTTATTTTTATTGGTTTTAGGGAGTGATTTTTGATTTGCGTAACCAATGCGCTAATGCCGAATAATCAATTTCTATGTACTCAAAAACCATGTTAAACGTTACTTTTCTTTCAGATGCTAACACTTTTACCTCTTCTGGAGTTAATTTATAGCACCTTGCAAAGTTATTTAAGAAGTATGGGTTAATCTCTATTAGTTGATTTATATCGTCTAAAGATAAATACCCTTTTCTTTTTATTTCTGAAAGGATACGCTTCATGTCCATAAGTACGCCTCCATTATCAGAATACCGCTTATGGCAAATCCAATCAGTAAACCGTTCAAAAAGAATTTTTGAATGTTTCCACCAATCGATTTCTGTTGTGTCTACGAATGAACACTGTCTATGAGGCATACGCTTAAAATCAGGCGACGCAGGATGCTGATGTAAATACTTAAATCCTTGTTCAAAAGCTTCCTCTTGTGTCTCGTGATAAGACACTAATTTATCATTCCAGTAAAATCTAATCATTACACTAAAACTCTAATTGAATATAGCTCACGACGGCATCGTGAACAAACCTTAAGTCTGTAGCTATAGTTGTTTGATCGCCATAGTCTTTATCATTATTTTGCAAAATAACGATAAACTTATTTAATCGACAAAGATAACGTACTCCTATCTGGGAATTTTTTATTTTTGCTCGATATTCGCCATTATTGTCAGAAGATTGATTTTGCTCAAATTCCCAAAGATAATAGGGAATATTTTCTTTGATTGTAGATTGAAACTCTTGAAATGATAGCATAATTACTCCCGTTGATTCACTCTTTGTCGTATATAATAGCCCCAGCAGTAAAAGTCTGGTTTTTAGGATTGCCATTTTTATCTTCTTCTGCAAAGTTTAAGTGAAACATAATTACCTTTGTTGATTTGTGGTTAATAACCGATAACTGATAAACTAATTTAATAACTCATTTCTATAGGGCATAACTGAATTTTATCAGCTAAAATAGTCAATAACTATGTTAGGCTTTGGTAGTGTCGTCCAGTCAACAATTTTACTGAGTTTAACGATTAAAATTGAGCGGTTCCATCGTTGCTTTGGAAGTCCATACTTAGATGCCAATTTTCTTAATTCGGACATTTTTAGAAAATTTAGTCGATAACTTGCTATATTTTGTAGCATATTTTTACTCCTATTAATTTGCTGATAACTGATAACTGATAACTGATTACAGCATCGGATATTTGTCTAGCACTGTTTGTGCTTTCTGATTTAAAGATTGAGTTATTTGCTCAATCTCTTCGTAGAAAATTTGAGCCTTTTTAATTTCAGGAATTTGTGTTGTTTCGATTGGTTGTTTATCGTTAGACATGACTTAGTACCTCGTGTGTTTTGTTTACATTTCTATAGTAGATCATTCTCCCAATAAAGTCAAGTATGTGGGAGAATTATTTTTGAGCAGATGTACTACTGATAACTGATAACTAGAAACTAACTAATCTCTATGTCGTTAGCGTCAGCAAAGTCATTGACATCCATGAACCAATCTTCCCATTCATCAGGGTCGGATAGATTGACTTTATCGACTGTCCACTGTCCATGTAAATATAGCCCTGCTTTCCACTTGTCAGGATATGGATGCTTTGCTTTTTCGGTATCGTTGGGAGTAAGAATAAACTGGAGAATGTCTTTCCCCCACTTACCTTTTTTGATGCTGTAAAAACAGGATAAGGCATCAATTAAGTCGTCACACTCTTGTTGGTAGCTAACAAAGTTCTCTGGTAGTTTAAACTTAGATTTTTTAGCCGTCGGTTTTTTATCTGATTTAGGTTCTGCTTTGGTTTCTGGTTGATTGGTTTTTAGTTGCTCATTTTCCTGTTCCAGTTGATAAATACGAGTATGTAATTGAGTAACAGATTCGTTTAGAACTGTTATTTGATTTGTTTTTCTTTGCAGTAGAGAAACTGTACATTCAAGATCATATATTTGTTGCTTTAAGTTTTCTTTTTCAATCCATGCTTTATTGAACTCTTGGTATTCTTCGTCAGGTTCACTTAACAACATAATATCAACAAGCGCAACTTGTCGTTTTTCAGAAAAAGATAACTCATCATTGGTTTTTAACCCGTTGTCAGTTTCTTGATCCTCTCGTGGGATGTATTTGCAATTATCAAGATAATCCCACAAATTATCAAATTTAACACAGTCATCTTGATCATAGTTTTCTAGTGCGTCCCAAAGCTTTTGGATGTTATAATTTGCAACAAATAACCCTTGCGTTTTGACCGTAACATAATCACCGTTATCAGTGACTGACAATTTTTCTCCGAAACACTCTTGGTTAATTTGATTGAGGGTGTTTTGGAAAAACCTGATAATTGTATCTCTTTCGTAAAAATTAATAGAAGTCATTTTTTTGTCCTCTTGTGTTTGTTTGCTTAGTCTTATCTTACAAAATTCTCCCAATAAAGTCAAGTATATGGGAGAATTATTTCTGAGCATTTGTACTACGTCTTTGTTTGTAACGTTGGTGTTGATCCTGTTTTCGTTTAGGATCGAGTTCTCGGTGTTCCAAGCAGTATCCAGAATTGTTACGGGTATTGAGTGCTGTAAATTCACCCAAAACTAAGCAGGCAGCACAGTATTTAGTTTCAGGGATAATTGCTTCTGTAGAAAAGTTGATTTCTTTTTTTGCGATTATCTGAGGAGGCTTATCACAGACCAAGGTTACTCTTGCCAAGGCTATGCCTGATAAAGAGTAATTTTGTAGCTTAACAAGACTTAAGTTAGTGTCAGTATTGTCGATTTTTTGAATAGAAGATTTTAAAACCTCAAAATCTTCTAATTTAAGAGACAAGATTAAAATCATAGTGGTTTTTGTTAGTGTTAATATGAAACTGAGATAATTCCCCGTTTTGATTTGGCCGATTGTTTTTATCCCATATTATTCTCCCATAAAATACAAGTATATAGGAGAATTATTTTTGAGCAGATGTACTAATAAAAAACACTTAGCTTAGTTAAGCGTTTTTTATTGCTGACTAAGCGATAAATGTACTCATGAAGCTTTAGCCTTAATCTTGTCATCAAAAGCATCTATGATGTTTTGCCCTATTTTTGCTTTTTCAATTGCGCTAGACTTATTCCATTCTAAGTAAGAACCTGGAATGTCAATGTTAGCGGCGACCAACTTTTTGACAGCTAACCTAGCCGCTTCTTTTTCGCTTAGATTTTCATACTTAACTGGGTTTCTAGTTTTAAATCCTACACTAGACATTATTTTTAATCCTGTTGGGATGTGATAAATGCAGTAAGCGTCATTTCCTCCCGCAGAAATCAGATAATCGCCCAAAGCTTCTCCTTTTACTTTTCTAGTTTTACCTTCTTTGTTTAGAATAGATATGGTCTGTTTGGTAAATTTTGTGTTATCGACTTCTTGAAACTTATTTACGCATGGCATCTCACAAAAAAGATTTAATTCTAACTGTTTGGTTCTGAGTTCAATTGCTTGAGTTTCGGTTATATTGATTTGAGTATCCTTGAATTTATTAATTGTCTTTTCTGGTTTTCGATAAAACTCGTCTTTAAATGCTTGTTTTTTTTCGATCCATTCAATAGCTGATTCTACTTTTAGAATTTCTATAACAATCTTAGCTTTGGCACGATTGCCTTTTGTAATTTTAAGTTGAGATTCCAATCGAGCTAATTTAGTTTGTAAAGTGTTCATGTCGTTGTTGTGTGTTTTGTTTACTTTTCTATTATGGATCATTCTCCCAATAAAGTCAAGTAGATGGGAGAATTATTTTTGAGCAGATGTACTAAGTATATTTACTTGTTATCATTGTAGATAGATTGTAGATAGGGTGATCGACAACCGAAACCGTTACCATGTAAAGGTTCTAGACTTTGTTGATAATGTCGATGTCTTATAAAGGAAAAAGATAAAAGAATAAACTAGACTGGACAATAAAAAACTGTAGAGTAAAAAAAGCAAACAAAGTCAACAGCAAGGCTGTTGGATTGTGATTCGATTGTAGATAACCTTATCTACAATCGAAAGCCTTGCAGGGTATAGGTTTCAAAGTTTGTTTATCTTGTTGACACTCTATACAGGGGAGAGAAAAAATAGGGAGAGATAAACGAACTGGACAATAAGAAAAGGATAAAAAATCCTGACACAGAGAAATAGAGTAACAATACTAACAAAGTCTGAAACCTATATATATCAATGCTTTTTATTGTTAATAACCTTATCTACAATCTATTTACAAACTAACAAACTATAAACCCCCTATGAGTCCATAGGGGGTTTATCTTGAATGTCGGGGTGAAGACCCTCGCTTTTAGCGATGGGAGTGTCAAATGGGTTTAGGTATTTTTACCGTTTTTTATCGTTTCTCATAAGCATTCGACCGCCTCGCCATCCCCGTGCTTTTTCTCGTTCGGTTTCAAGTAGGTTAAATTTAGCTATGTCGCGCTCTTTTTCAGCGTGTAATTCTTCGATCACTAGCCGCTTATAGTCAAGCATCGAGTTTTTACTGCTAAAGTCAGCGATCATAGTCTTTTGAGTTTTGATCAACTCCTCTAGTATTTGCTTCTCTTCGCTTAGTTTGACGATTTGGCTCTCAAGTTGCCTTACCTCTTTAATTGCCTCGCTCTTGACGCGAAAACCAGCTAATGTGTGAAGGAATAATCGGACTCCTAGCTTAAGCACTTGAGAGGCTAACTCAGGATTATCCTTTGGCAACCACTTACAGATTAGGTCTTCTGGGATTAGATAAACCCCTTGCAACCCGCCCTCTGTTTGAATTTGAGCCTGTTTTAGCAATCCTAATCCTAACCCCATTGTGTTACCCCCTTGTAACCCGCTCCCTGTTTGAATTTGAGGGTGATTTGGAGATTCAGAAGTTACCCCCTTGCTATCTTCTTTAGATAGCCGGTTTAATCGCATAGTGATAGCGTTGTGGCTTTTCCCGGACATACGAGCATATCCTTTGATTGAGGCAAAGCTTTCACCGGTCTGAGTGTCGATAATTAGCTCAATGCCGTCGTGATCAAAACGTTGTAAAATTAGATCAGCCATGTTAGCCTCTACAGTAGGTTGACTTGGTTAGTCCCTCGCGTCAACGAGGGCATATTAATATTGTACTACATTAAATAATCAATTATTCCCTAATATAGAATTTTCTATATTAGGGAATCTGAACACAAAAAAAAACGAGAATCGGGAAACCTATTAACAGTAGCAACAAACTAATAAAACGTATATATATCAATACTTTTCACTGTTAATACACTTCTAACAGATTGTTAGCAGTGTATTAACTAAAAACCCGTCAATTGATTGACGGGTTTTGATTAATTAAATTTTTTGTACTCTTGTAGTATTAGGTCGGTTGCCTCCTCAATTTGGTTTCCTTTTGATAGCAGTTCAAGGACTTTAGCCAAAACTTGCCTAACTCGTTCTTTACCTATTCCTAATTCTGCTGTAGTTGATGCCACTCTAAAGCGATAGTTCCGATGCCGGGAAGTAACAGGCACTGGGTCAAGATTGTTGTTTTTTGCCCACACTAGATAGATGTAGGCTTGTCTAGGTGTTATCACTTTTGCCCAAAGCAGTTATTCCAGTGGCAGTAAATCACTGGAATAACTAAGAATCTATTTAAAATAATAAGCACTAAACCAAGTGCGTGCGTCAGCCGACTACTATTTCAAATCGGTTACTGGGCTTACACCAGCAAGCTTAGGATGATTCATTAACCAGTCTCACCAGCCGACTACTATTTCAAGTCGGTTACTGATCTGCCCAGTAGCTTATGGAGGCTCTAATTAATGGATGCACTTCATTAACCAGTCTCACCAGCCGACTACTATTTCAAGTCGGTTACTGATCCGCCCAGTAGCTTATGGAGGCTCTAATTAATGGATGCACTTGGTTTAGTGCTTATATTCTAAATATATCATGATAATTTTCAGGTAGTTGGCGAAGTGTGACAGTTTATCAAGTGTCACTGTGGATACTTTTGTACTGATTATTCTGTAAACCACTGTAAATAAATCTGATGCGCTATCTGTGCAGTCATTACAGGCGGTACACTCATTCCTATTAAATAATTTGGTTTAATATTTTTAAAGTTGTAATCAAGCGGATAGCTACCAATCATTTTAACTTCATCCATTGTTATTCTATTTGGATGATCAAATCTTATTGGGACAGAATCTTCACTTGCTACTGTAGTAGGAGAAATCTGGTTATCGTGAATAAATTTAGCTTGAAATCTTTTTCTTTTATTTCCAATTCTTTCGTGAATACTCGCTAAATCTTGATCTGTTTTTATTCTTTTATCCCATACAGCTTTTGTTTCATTGGTTAATTCTTTTCCTAATTTTTTTGACTTAAATTCACTATAAATAATTGATTTTTCATCAAAACTTAACTCTAGATTTTTAAAGTTTAAATCATTCCTTTGGCAAATAAAAAATACTCGCTCACGTTTTTGAGGCACTCCCATGCTCGCAGCGTTCAAAAGAAATAACTGTACTTTATATCCTGCTTTTTCAAATTCATCTTTTATTCGCTTTACATACGCTTTGGCATTACCTTGAATAATTCCTTTAACATTTTCAGCGATAACGACCTTTGGCTGTAGTTTTTTTGCTAATCGTATGTAATCAAAGAAAAGGTCATCAAGTCGCTGTTTAGCCTGACCTTCCCTAAATACCTTTTCTTTCCCCCAGTCTTTTTCTCTATTTCCTGCCATGCTAAATGAAGAGCAGGGAGGTGAGCCGTCTAAAATATCTAGGTTATAAAGTTCATTAGGAAAGATTGTACGATCAGCAAAATCTCTTATATCTTCAATAAATAAATATTTAGGATTGTGGTTAACTTTATATACATCAGCTACCTGCGAGTCTATTTCAACACCTCCTAAATGGTCAAAACCTGCTAACTTGTAACCCATAGTCGAACCACCGCCACAGATAAAAGTACCAAATACTTTTAACCCATGTTTTTCAATTCCGGGTGCTGGGTATCCATCTGACAAATTCCACTTATATGCAAATTTATGTTTAGTCATTACCTAAAAGCTTCCATACTGCTTGTTCGGGTGTCGATGCTATTTTACTTAATTGTTCTTTTACTTGCCAGTATTCATTTTCGGTATAACTTAATTTAATTATCATTTGCCCATCCATACCCTCGATGTCAATTTCTTTGTTTTTTCCCGAAAAATTATTTGTTATATTCGATTCAAAATTATCAGAATTATCTAAATTATCTGAAGTATTTAAAGCTTCTAGGATTGAATTTAAATCGCCGATTACTCCTAAATTCTCCCCCTCTTCATCAAGGTATTCAGCTTGGCTAATTAGTAAGTCAGTATCAAAAAGCTTTAATTCCGTAGCAAGGTCAAGCCCCGCCCCGTGAATCGTAGAATGGTTGTGAATAATCGAGTATTTTATAGCTTGAGCCTCATTTTTAGCGTGAACTCCTACTAAAATAGGAACCATCCACTCCCCATCATTGTCAATATCTATACCTCTAGGTCGATCTATTTTGCGCTTGTTAATTGCTAATAGTGCGGCACACCGATCATGACCCTCAGTAATCCCCCCTTTTCCGCCGTTTAAGCTCGGATCGTAGCCAATTGGGTCTTTAAATCCCAACTCCAATATTGAAGCTATGGTGTTTTCAGTGGCGTGTTTTTTGGAATTACCCTTTAGTTGTTTTAGGTCGCAAAGCCGTCGATACTCGATTTCTAATTTATCTCTCATGATTGATGTAAGATTAAGTAACTCTACTACTATAATAACCAATGGTTGTCACTAATCGAGGCAGAAAGCGTACATACTCTATTCATGAAGAGGTAATCGAGTTTACCAAATATCCTATCTGGGAACAGCAAGAACTAGAAACCCCTGATTGGTTTGAAAGATTTCAGATTTTTTACCTTCCTATTCCATCAGGCTATCGCACTTTAAACCGAGCTTACAGTAACTGTGGGGAAGCTTCTGGGGAACAAATAGAAAAAACTAAATTTAAACGAGCTAAAACTGTCCCCGATGACTGGCAGTTAGCACACAAAAATTATCGGTGGGAAGAAAGAGCAAAAGCCTATTGGCTTTTAAAAATTCAAGAGCAACAAGCTTACACCGATAGCATTTTACGAGAAATCCGAGAGAAGACTCTAAAGATTACTCTAAAAAACCTCGAAAAGATTGAACAGATGACTAATTATCCGATTTCTCGCCGTCGGATAGATTCTGTAGATGAATCGGGCCGACCGATTGCCATAACAATTGAACCTAACGGAAATTGGAATCATAGAGACGCAGTGACTATGGCTAAAACGTTGACTGATACCTTTGAAAAAGTTTTAGGTTTTGACACCATCGAGTACGCAATTAATATTGTTCAAAAGCACGGATTAGCTGTTATTGACCCTGACGGAAAACTTATAGGACATCCTGGCATAGAGAAACTCGATGACGGACTGACCTCGATTATTCGTGATAGTGCAGAATTTGATGATGATGTAATGGTTCCCACTAGGATAAGCGATGACGATGAAAGCGAGTAAATTATCATTAAAAAATCTCTCAAAGATAAAAACAGCGACCGAAAAATATCGACTTGTTAACACCAAAGAAGAAATTGTTTTTCCTCAATTACAAGAGGGAAAACAAGCTTTATTTGGGAAAATTGACGCTGATGTAATTATATTCGGTGGAGCCGCAGGAGCAGGAAAGACCAGAGCCTTATTAACTGATTTTGTTCGTCAAGAATATATTGACAATCCTGATTACCGGGCTGTCATGTTTCGCCGGACTTATCCTGAATTTACTCAAGCTGGGGGATTAGTAGATGAAAGTCGTAAAATCTATTATCCTATCAAGGGTACTTTTATAGAAAAGCCTAGTCTTGAATGGCGGTTTCCTAGTGGTGCTAGGGTATCTTTTAGGCATTTACAGCATGAAAAAACCGTGCATATTTATCAAGGCTCTCAGATTACTAGGATCGGTTTTGACGAACTAACCCATTTTACGCAGGAACAGTTTTTCTATCTTCTCTCTAGAAACCGGTCTGTATCAGGAATTAAACCCGCTGTTAGAGCAACCTGTAACCCCGACGCTGATTCATGGGTAGCTAGGTTTATCTCTTGGTGGATCAACCCAAAAGACGGCTATGCTATTGAAGAAAGGTCGGGAATAGTTCGATACTTTATTAGGCAGGGAGATACGGTTTATTGGGCTGATAATAAACAAGAATTAATTGATAAATTTAGCCTTAAAGATAAGCTTTTTGAAATGATTCCTAATAATATTCAAAAAAAGTTTTTATTAAATGAAGAAATAAGCATTAAACCAGAAGACTTAATCAAGAGTTTTACTTTTATTCCTGCCACGATTTTTGATAATAGAGAACTGATAAAAGTTAACCCTACCTACTTAGCTAACCTTTATTCACTTCATCAAGTTGAACGAGAAAGACTTCTTAGGGGTAACTGGAAGATTAAATACGAAGCTGGTACAGTATTTGATCGGACTTGGTTTGAGATTCTCGACAAAATACCCGATGATTGGAAGTTAATAGGTAAAGTAAGATTCTGGGATTTAGCGGCAACTGCTAAAGAGAATGCTGAGAACTATCATTGCTATACCAGTGGCACTCTTGTCTATAAATACCAAAGAATTAAAAGCACATTGCCAGATTCAACTGAAATCAAGGAATTTGCTTATGTGATTGCCGATAATATCTGTGAGCAGAAAAAGGTAGGGGAAGTTGAGTTAATGCTTAAAAATACTGCTGAATTGGATGGGAAAACTGTAGCTGTAAGATGGGAACAGGAAGGGGGGTCGAGCGGTAAATTTGTTGAAAATACCATTACTAATGTAATTAGAGAAAATCATCCGAACCATGACATTAAAGCGATCGTACCTCAAGGGGATAAACTAACGCGGGCTTTGCCAGTAGCCACGGCAGCTAGTCGGGGACAAATCTTTATCTTAAGAGATGGGACGTGGAACACTCGGTTTTTAAATGCCTGTCAAGGTTTTGATGGCAGCAAAAAAACACCCCCGACTAATGACATCGTAGATAGTCTATCAGGGGCATTTTATTCTCTTGAAAATGAGTTTCAGGGACATGAAAAGGTTATTAGCACGATTGTTACTTCTGCTCCTGTTAATCGGTTTAGGAGCGGTTTTAGGGGTTAGTATTAGTAGTTCATCCACATTCCCAAACGATACCAGAAGTATTAATGTTAATACGCTCTATTTCGATTGGATTGTCGTTATTGCTATCAAAATAGCTGCACCAATGCCAGATAGCCTCTGGTTCTGATTTTGCTGCAATAAGAAGACTAAATGATGTAACTGAATCTTTAATTAAATACAGATTCATAAATCCTCGTTAATAGTTGTAAAAATATTCTAATCAATTTGATTTACTAGAGACTCCCGATAAAGTCTTTCACGCTCTATCCAGAAACGAGCAGAAGGTACGCCTAAAGCTAATTCCATTTTATAAGCAATGCAAACAGTAATTTCTGCCTTACCTTTTATGAGTTGATTAATAGTCTTTTTCGGCAACTCCATGCGACTAGCAAATTCAGTTCTAGTTATTTTTCTTTCTTTTAGGATTTTAGCAAGGGTTTCTCCCGGCGGAGACACAAAATTTGGGGTGTATGTGTTCTCGGTAGTATTAGTCATAGATTTTCGTTAAACTACATATTTTTCCATATTCCAGGCGGAATTAGACATTTTTGAACACCCCATAAAGCGCATTGTTTTTTTTCGTCATCGTCAATCATGTCTTTGGCTATATCCCATCCTGTATGCTGATAGAAAAAGAACATAAACTTAGGTTGAGTCGAAATATTAAATTTTTTTAAAATTGCCGTCGTATAATCATTTACTATTTCAGTTTTTAGTAAAAGTTTTTTAGCAATTTCTTTATTATCAAACCTACAAAGAAAATAAAAACAGATTTTTTTCTCTAAAAGAGATAATTGATACCAGCAAAGCCAAAAATGACGCTGGCTTGGAGACATACATTCTTCAATTTCTTCTTCCATTGTTTTACTCCTCATTGATTACAAAAAATCGTGAACAAAATAATTGACAACCTTGACTGCTTCCTTGCCTCTTGGAATAAAATCAATATCTAAGGTAATAAACATAAAAGGGTCTTCTGTTTTTTTTGTGTTTTCCAGCTTATGGCAGCAGGATATGTCCAGCAGTAAAATATCTCCTGCTTTTAAGACTAATTTTTGAGTATCTTTTCTTTGGACTAATAAAGAGTTTATTTGATCATCCATACTTTTAAAGGGATTATAATCTTTCAGGAGTTTTTCTAAAGTATTATTGTTTACTGTAGAAGCGTATAATTTATAGTTGTCACTCTGAACAACTAAAATAATTGAATATTTTTTATCTTCATCAATGTCGTCAACGTGCCATTCTACTCCCAATGTCCACCATAGAGAATAAGGATCAAACAACTCTAAAGGATTGTTAACCCAATTGTGTTTTGCTCTTGTAGAAAAGGTAGTAGAACTGCAAACCAATTCTACTATCTTGTTTAGCTTGTCTAAATTGCGATATTTGCCTAATTTATGCAGAGGTTTCATTTTTTATTTGGTTGATGGTTATTGACTGATAACTAATAACTGATCGATAAACTAAGTAAACAGTCTTGATGCAATACTAAGTAAATATATCCATTCTTCTTCAAGCATTAATTCCGTTTTAGAAGAATCGGCTATATTAAACAAACAAAAGTTAACTTTGTTTATAGGATTACCATCGTAGAATAACTCAATATCAGTATATGGGAATCTTGTCATAAAGCCAAACTTAAAGTCGGCATTTTGGCGATTTTCGCAGGTTAGTGTAGCAGAATGATCTAAATTTATTTTTAGTTTCCAGTCAATAATCAAAGGAAAATCTTCTTTAAAATAATTTTCCTTTATCCATTTATCAATTTCATCTATTATTTGTCTTTGACCCTTTTGAATAAAATAGTGAATGCCTTCCGAATATCGAAACGGGAATAACTTTGTTTCGTACCACTTTAACTTAAAGTCTTGTGGCTCTGAGTCAATTTTAGGGAATTGCCCTATGTTTATCGTTGCCATTTTTTTACTCCTAAATAATTTGTTTACTGATAACTGATACCTAGCTAAAATTAATCAAAAATTGAACAGAGTAGTCGATTGGTCTGTATAAGTTTAACCATTTTTTGCAATGTTCGTAAAATTCAGCTTTACTGCTTGTTTTATACCATATTGCATGAATTATCTCGGAATTGAGTCATTGATTCCATGCCTACATTTGGGCTTCGCCTGTCTAGTCAGAATTGTTTTGATTGCCTTGTTTTTGCCTTATGACACTTATCTCCTAATCAATTTTTCTATTTTTTTTAAACAGCAATTTTTTCTTTGATGTTTTTTTCTGTTTTTGTGCAACTGATTACTGATAACCTTAATCTTCTATGCGCCAATCTGCATTTGCTACAACATCATCAAAATTGTCGTAAATAATTTTGATGCCTTCCTGCTCTATATCCCACCAGCAATCTTGATCAATGTGGGAATTTAGCCAAATTTTCTTAAATTTTTCTTCTGCTTTTTCTCGGCTTTTAGCCTCTATCCTCAATTTGAATGTTATGGTTTGAGTCCCTGTATAGGAAAAAACTGCATCTCTTTCGTGAAAATTAATAGAAGTCATAGCTTGTTACTTTGTGCTTTTGTTTACTTGATTTTATCTTGCATTATTCTCCCAGTAAAATTAACTATCTGGGAGAATAATTTCTGAACGTTTGTACTACTTGATAGCTAATCTAAGGCTTTTGTAAGAACAAGCACCCTAGAATTAGTCCGGGGTTATTCTTGTCTCGGACTAATCCTCCGGGTGCAAGACAGTCCGTGCGTCCTATCTTAGCGGCCGCAGAGGCCACTAAGCCTGACACGATGTAGTAAACCCCTTCTTGATAGTCAGGAAGCCCTTCGATCTGCCCATAAGTGACGGATTCAACAGGAATACCGTCAATTTCCCCCGCAGAAGAATTGGCAATTGACACACGGGGAAGTATCCCACTCGGAGGAATACTTCTGATAATTTCAACAGTTTCAGCAAGAAACTGTTTTTTGCTATCCTGTTCTACCCTTTGTTTGGAAACAAGGGTTATTTCGTGAGGCGTGGCGTTGAGAATAGTCATTGTTTACTCCTAATAGGTTGCTGATAACTGATAACTAATAACTGGAAACTAATTAATGATTCACCAAATTACTAAAAAAATAGATGGGATTAATAATCTTAGTGGAGAAACCATGTCGGTAATAATTCCAGTACATTCTTTTCTGTTAATAACTTCATACTGCCTAACCCACTCAAGCCTATAATAAATATAGTCACAATATACATATTTAATAATTACTGGATAGTATCCAGATATTATTTTTCTTAGCGAAGAAAATAAAAGAGGTTTTTTTTCTGAGAATAACTCTTGGTATTTGTTTTTATGCCCTATTTCTTCTGGGTGAAATCTTTTCCACAGGTCTAGTTCTTCAAATAATTTATCAAAATCCATTTGTTTGCTCCTAAATGATTACTAATGAATGATAACTGATAACTGATGACTAATTCATTAATCACAAACTACCCGAAAACCAATATTGCTGGGGCAATATTCTTCAAAATAGCGGTAACTAAGTCGTGCCGCACGACATCCATGATCACAGGTGTCGAATCCGCCCCCACGGGGAACGTTTTGACACCATTCCCAGACGTTGCCGTGCATATCGTACAATCCCCAACCATTGGGCTTTTTCTGCCCCACAGGATGAGTTATAAATCCAGAATTTTCGCTATACCAAGCATAATCTCCTAACTGATTGACATCATTACCAAAATAATATGTAGTAGTTGTACCTGCTCGACAAGCATATTCCCATTCTGAATTTGTAGGTAGGCGATAGTTTTTCCCTGTTATTTCACTTAATTTTTGGCAAAAAGCTACGGCATTATTATAACTAACCTGCTCTACTGGATGTTGGGGGTTGTTCATAAAATAAGAAGGATTAGTTTCCATTACCTCTTGATATTGTTCTTGAGTTATTGGATATTTTCCAATTTTAAAGGTTACATTCGGAATCTCTATCATTTCAATCTCAATCATTGTTTTACTCCTAAATAATTTGTTTTTGCTGATAACTGACAACTGATAACTAATATTTAGTCAGGAATATCATACTCATTACCGTACCCAGTCCAAACTCGACCAACGATTTGCTCATCAATCCATTCTTTTAGACCCGGCGATAATTCAAGTGTTGTAATGACTGAATATGATGCAATTGGATCGTCGAACACTACATAATATTGTTCAGTGTTTTCAATTTGCGAACAAGGTAATAAATTCTCGTAAGTATCTAAAACACATAGTATGTATTTCGTACTGACAATAACAGCAATTCTGCCGCCTGACCTCAAAGAAACACCTTCGATGCGAATACTTTTCATTTTTTTGACCCCTAAATAATTGTTAGCTGACAACTGATGACTGACAACTGATAACTAGTATATTAAAACTCTTGCCATGTCATTGGGTCGGTCATTGGTTCGCTGTATCGACTTAAATCCGACGGCTCAGTATCATCATAAATAAAATCGTCTGTACGTTCATTAGAAGGAATCTCGTAGCAACGCCCTCCGCAATCCACGAATCCCATCGTAGAGGAAATAACAAAAGATTTTTTGACGGGTTGAAATTTAATCTCAGGTAATTCGCGGTTGGGAAGTTTCCCATCGGGACTAAACCCACGACTTAACTTGCCATTAAAGGTATCGAAAAACCATTCTTTACCAGTTTGCTGACAAGTGACTCGGAGGGTCGTTATTTGTCCCTCTCCCCATACTTCAAGAGCGACACGGTGCTTTTGACCTTTGGCGATCATAGTGAAATTGCCAGATACGACGGGGACGGAGTTAGATTTGACAGATACGCGATTGGATGCTAACATGACTTAGACCTAATAAGGGTTAACGGAAAGGCGATCACACTAAGTGGAATTGGGAGTGGTCGTCTTTCTCTATATCTGTATATTACCGTAAAGTCAGTAATATTGTCAAGCATTATTCCAAAAAAAGTTATAATAAATTATAGAGACACAAAACTAATACAATGGTACTAAAAAACAGAGTCAAGGAATTTACAGAATCTAGAGGCATCACAATCTATAAATTCATTCAGCAAACAGGGATTGCGATGTCCACGGGATACAAGCTATCTCAGAATCCTAATCACTTGCCGTCTATCACAGTTTTGCAGGTAATCTGTGATAGGTACGAGATACAGCCTAACGAAATTGTCTATTGGATTGATTGAAAAGCTAGAATTAAGGAAAATGTAGGCTAGGACAAATGAAGCAAATTACAGCAATATTTAACACTTATCTGAAAAAAACTCCAGACTCAGCGTCTGATTTGAAAGAAGATCAGTTAATTTTTGTAGAAAAAAATCGAAATTATCCTGTAGATAAAGTTTTATCTGAATATGGATTGCACATTCAGGTAAAACTTAGCTACAGCGCAGGTGATTGGTGGATATTCAAGCCGCATTGGGATTTATCTGATTTACCTAATACCTTACCTGTGACAGCCGTTTTTAAGTTTCCTGTAAGTCGATCTCCTAAGTTGATTGAAGGAATTTTGCAATTTTATCGAGGAAATGATAAAGCAATTGAAGTAGTGGCTACCAGTGGCTCAATTGGGTATCAATACCGAAGTGCCGAAAAAATTGTAGGCAAGGGACAAATACCAGAAGGAAATCATTGGCAAATCAATACTAGGGGGTATTGGTTGGATACAAAAGGTGTTGAGGGGATGTTTTTTCATATTACGCCTGATCCTTACAAAGGATCAGGGTTTTCTCGATCAGAACTTGGATTACATCGAGACGCTAATGTGCCTGGAAGCGCGGGCTGTATTGTAGTTAGAAATAGTCAAATTTTTAACAACCAAATAGTTAACTATTTGACTGGTTTAAGTCGGGAACAAAAAACAGTAAACTTATTAGTACAATACACTTGACATTCTGTTTTTTGATGCGCTAATATAAAAGCGGGGTGAGTGAAATGGTTTACACATAGGCCTCATAAGCCTAAAACACTAGGTTCGACTCCTAGACCCCACACTAAGGAACAAAATCTTAATTAAGAGAATTATCGAATTTTTGAATGTCAGTAAGGGGTTTTTGACTGACAGGGGGACAAGAAGGCTGAATCCATATATCATAAGCTTTTCATGGTTTTAGCTCGAAAAAATTCGCCGCACCATATCTCGCTTATTAATAATAATTTTTAGTAAGCTTGCTCCTGTCCCTAATTCTTTCGTTAGCTTTTTGCTTAGAATCGCTAGTTCTTTAAATCAGGTGCAGAACCCCGCAAGGGAAAGAAACAGAAACCTAAATCGTGAGGTTTGGGAATCACCGTCCGTTTACGGCGGTGAGGGTGAAACTTCCGGTGTCACGGTTTCGATCGCCAGTCGGGACGGAGGGGGAAGGGGGGAAGGTTCCCCGGTGGAAATTGGGGAAGCGATCAAAGCCGATTGCTGTAACCTTAGCAGTCTTTCCATATTGTCTAGCCGTGATTTAATTGACGCTATTTGATGATCGACTTGAAGCGACCTATCTCTGATTTTTTGATTAACATCCTTGATGTCGCCGTCAACAGCCAGAACCCAGTTGCCAAGCCGATCCTTTACAACCTCTACAACCTCTATACTCGGTACATTATCGGGTAAGTGATTAGATAGCTTTTTTTCGAGAATCTCATCAATCTTTTTCTTGATCGCATCCTCACTAAATTTACTAGGTACGGTATCGAGTAACGGACTACCTACTAACTCAGGATTATAGGCTAAAAGCTTTAATAATTCGACGATTCCAGTGCCAAGAGAAGGGTAAATATTCCCTTCCTTATCCTTCCGGGTGATACCGTATTTATTGCAGTATCCAGTAATGAAATCTTCTATATCCTTTGGTAAATAGCAAGTTACAGCCTTGTTGTTTGTGGTCATGGGTAAGTTACCTAGTCGGTTACTTCTTTAGTCTAATACCTTACCGTACCCTAGTAAGTGACCTATAAGATATAGTAATGTTTTGTGGTCAATTACCTAGTAAAGTCTGATTAATGGGTAGTTGACTTAGGTAAGTGACTAGGGTATTATAGAGATATAAGGGGTTGAGAGAACACCACAGAAAACCCCGCAGAACCTAGAAAACTAAAGAGGATTAAAGATATGTTATTCGCTTCCAAGATCAATGAAGTTAATGCAACTATTTCTCAGATTTCCCATGAAATCGAGGATTTACAGGCACGGATTGAAGCTTTAAGGATCGAAAAGCTTGAACTGGAACAGTATCAACAGCAACTCGGATCGGCTGAAAATGCTTCCGAGAGTGCGATCGAACAGGTCAAAACTGCATTGGCTATGATTAAAGCCATTAGCCCGGATGAAAAAGCTACCTTCAAGGATGCCCTAATTAGCCTTTTTGATGACGCTGACATTCCCTTACTGGCAAGCGCCGAACCCGATCCCGATCCCGAACCGTCGGATGATGCGATTGAGGATGCGATCAAGACTTCCCCCAATGAGAACGGTCACAATGGTCACAATGGCAATGGGAACGGTCACGCCATTGACATAGAAGCGTTAGAGATAGGGGTCAGTGACCTCACAGCTTTCCTAAACAAGTTAGGAATCAATGAACTGCGAAAACTAGCCAAAAAACACCGATTAGATAGTAAGGGTGCGAAATTCATCCTGATTCACCGATTAATCGAGTCTGGCATCTCAGAAGCTGATCTAGTGGCAAGTTAAAGCGATAATCACCCCGACCGATCGCGACGGTCGGGTGCAATCCTCTAAACTAAATTATCTAAAATTCGGTTTGAAGACTCTCAGTTTTACCGATGAGATGAAAACCGACATTTCAAGTAAAATTCCAATTAAGAGAATTATCAAATCCTTGAATATCAGCAAGGGATTTTTCTCCTGATTGGGTAAGTCGATAGTATCTTTTTCTAGCACCGGCTCTATCGTTAGATCGCTCGGTTCCCCATCGAGATTTAATGAGTCCTTTTTCCTCTAATTTCTGAAATACAGGGTAAAACGAGCCAATATCAAGGCTTTGACCTTTAGTATTGGCTATAGATTCAATTATCTGTAATCCCGACAATTCTTTATTGTAAAGAGTCTGCAAGACAAGAATTTCTTTAGGTGTCATCGTTTTAAAGTTTTCTAATCGGTCTTTTTCTGGGTGATTGTCGATCTTGAATTAAATCTTGGTTTTCCTCAAGGAAAGACTCTAGCTGATCATCGGGGATTTCTCTGATCTCTCTGGTTTTCAGTAAAACAATAACCCTAGATTGTGGTGGTTTGACGACATTCGACTTGAAATCAGGAGGAATCCCCGGTAATCGGTCAATTTTTGCTGAATACCCACCACATCGGTCAAATTTGTCAGACATATTTTAAATACGGTATAATATTGGTATGCCCCCGCGTTAACGGGGGACTCATCACAATTACTACTACAGAGTAAATCATGACTAATTCTAGTTTACAGCGTTTTGATCACGATGGTATTGAATTAATTATTAATATCGAGACCGGTGAGAGCTTTGCCTCAATTAGTGGATATGCCCGGATGTCAGGGAAAATACCTTCGACTATTTCTCGCCGTTTGACCATGAGTGGTTTGCGTGAAAAGGGTCTTGAACAGGCTCAAATTGAGACGGCAAGTGGGTTACGAACCGTTGCATTAATCCCAGAAAATTTAATCTGCCAGTGGCTAATTAAAGACAATCACGAACTAGCCCTAAAAGTAATGCAGTTGGGCGTTCGCTTATTCCTTCACACCTTAGCCGGTTTTCAGGTCAAAAGTGAGGCAATTGAGACTAACAAGCAACTTGAGAGCCAAGTCGCTGAATTGACTGCCAAAATCGACGAATTGGATTATCGAGAAGTTGACTATATCGATGAAGTCCTCGGCTTAAAAGACCAAATTAAAAAGCTTGAGAGCGAGAACTCTACTCTAGAGGAACAAATCGAGTTAATGGGGGGATATTAGGGGAAAATCAGTAAACAACCTTGTTTACTGCTAAAATAAAAAACAGAAATTGACACCATAACTGGTACATAACTGATAAAGCTAACCCCTGTAGTCTCTACAGGGGTTTTTTGTTGTCTAATGCTCGGAGATTAGTGGGTAATGTTCGGAGATTGGCTGGTTGTTAGATTGTTGATAGATTGTAGATACTCTTATTAACAATGGAACCCTTGATATATATAGATTTCAGACTTTGTTTATATTGTTAGCCTTATTCCCGTGTCAGGATTTTTTATGTTTTTATTGCTGACCCCGATTAATTAGATTGTTAGTTTGTAAATAGATTGTAAATAAGGGTATTTACAAAGATAGAAAAGATGAAAGTGTTGATATATATAGCTTTCATCTTTTTTTTACTTCTTTGTAGATATTGTTAATAATTACCCCGTGTGTATTTTTTTTGTTTTACTGTTGAGCCTGGTGTTTTCTTATTGCTGACCTTGTTTGGTTTCTTTATCTTTTTTCTCTCTATAGAGCATCAACAATATCTACAAAGTCTGAAACCTAGGCAGCGCAAAAGTTTTGATTGTAAATAAGGTTATTTACAATCAAACACAAAAAGAACAAATTAGAGATAAAGCACTTCTCGCTTTTAAAATTCTCTGATTAACCGAAAATACGGCATTTTGTCAATAGAGTCGGTTTTGCATTTAATGACTTTTTATTGCTGACTTTGCTGTGCATCTTTTTTTCTCTTTCTTTTTTCTCTATAAAGCATCGACAATATCTACAAAGTCTAAAGCCTATACCCTGTATAGGTTCTGATTGTTAATAACCTTATCTACAATCAATTACAAAAGAACAATCGCTCTGTAGTATCTGTAGTATATATAGTATATATAGTACAAATAAATAAAAAAATACCGCCCTACGAGAGAGCGGCTACCCATGTCAATCTTTTAAAAAAAATCTATCACAGTCTTAACAAAATTGTCAAGACAAAAAAATAACCGCACTCCCGGGTGGTATAAAAGAGCGCGGCGGTGTAAATATGTTTTCCTTTTAATTATATCTCAAAAAAGAAAATTCAAGATATAATAGTACAAGAAACAGTATGCACCTCATCGATGGCTCAAAAAGTCCTTACTGGTAACTATTTTCTTAAAGGGCAGTCGTATCCTACGATTGCCAGTGAAATTGTTATTGAGATTAAAAAAGGATCGACTTGGGATGAAGAGTTTTTTGTTCAAGGGGATTTTACTACATGGGATATTAACTTTTATGTAGCAAAGCAATTCGGTGAAGATCGCATGGCAGTCGGGCGAGTTGATGAATTGCAGTTTGGGGATTTTATTTTACCTTCTAATGAAGATGGAGAAGATCTAATTGAATATCAAGATTATACTTATTTTCGTCTAATCGTTGACAGCAATGTTACGGATGAAATGGAAGTTACTCCTATTGCTTTTAAAGAAATCGCACAACCAAAAGCAGGAAGAGATTACTGGCAAGCTGACTTGGAAGCCTCCAAAACTATTGCTAATCGGCTCGTCATTGAACCTTTAGGACTAGATTTAATTCCCGTAGTTGTTAGGGGGCAAGTCTGATGCCAATTGAGATAACTGGAAGTTCTAGGCAAGTAATTGTTTCGGCTACTCTTGGAGGTGCTGGATGGTCGCCTGTTTTATCCTTAGTTGCTGATGGTAATCGACGGGTTTTTCAAATAGTTAATTGGGTAGGAGGTTCGGGTACTCCTCCAGCAACGGGTGGTTATATTGGACCGTCTGGACCAGTTTCTTCAATTAGCTCTGCTGTTGATGTTCGGGGTTCTCCTGGACTACCGGGAGAGGGGGGTGCTTTTTACAAGCATACTCAATCGCCTGCGTCTGCAATCTGGACAATTATTCATAATTTAGGCTTTGAGCCACAAACTCAAGTTTTTAGTTCAGGAGGAGTAAAAATAGAAGCTTTTGTACAAAACCTTTCTTTAAATACTACTCAAATTATTTTTAGTAGTCCCTTTAGTGGTTATGCAATTTTATCGAGGTAAAAACCATGACATTCATCGAATTTTGGTCTGACGCTGAATTTAAAGGAAAAATTCGAGCTTCTGTTGCTCCAGAAAATCCTAGCGATTTGGTTAATTTTGGTACTGTAAATGCCCTTCTAGAAGGATTTGACTACAAAGATGCCGTATTCGCTTCTGCCCCATCAAATATCAATTTAAATGCCCCTGGGTCGGTAATTGGTGGGGTCACAATGACTCTAGCCAACTCTCGCTTTATTGCCGCAAATCAAACTAATAATACAGAGAATGGACTATACAACTGGAACGGAGCTTCTGTTCCAGCTACCCGCACTGCTGACGCTAGTACAGGAGCCGAACTCAGAAACGCGATTGTAACTGTTGCCTCTGGTAGCGGGAATAATGATGAGGGCGTGACTTACAGGCAGATTACTCAATCTGTAACACTCGGAACGTCCCCTGTAATCTGGCAAGTTCACGGGTCGGGTGTTCCCGACGCAAGTGAAACTACAGCAGGTAAAGTACAGAGGGCTACTTTAGCCGAACTAGAAGCGGGGGCAGATACAGCCAAATATGTCACCCCTTCTTTGCTTGCTAGTTGGTCTGGCAGACGGCGATCAGTAACTACTAATCCTTTTGGAGATGGAACTAATACAGTCTTTGTGATCACACATATCCTGACTGATACTAATCCCAGCGTAGAAATAATTCGCAATAGCGGTAATAGAGATACTGTAGGAGTTTTTACGGAGCGATTGAGTAATACTTCGATTCGCTTAACCTTTGCTTCTACAGCAGTACCCCCCGTAAATGGTTTTGTAGCCAAATTATTAGCTTAGTGCATGAAAGAGTATCTCGGACCAATTGACACCTTAGATAGCATTGCCACATCCCGATGGGTATCAAATTACATGACTTGGGCTAATATTTCCGGGAAACCAACCATTCCAATTATTACCTACGGAACTGCGGCTCCTAATAATAGCGATGGATATCCGGACGGATCCCTGTATTTTCAAATTTCCACCTAACTTAATCCCTTCGATAAAATTATGAAAATCATAGAAACAATAGAATCTTACACTTTTCAGTCCGATGCGGGCGACTGGCATTGCAAATGGTATAAAGATGAAGGTGTTGAGATTTTGCCTCAATTTTTACTAGATTCAAGGCTAATCGTAGCCAGTCCAGTTAATTTCTTGAATTTATCAACTTTTATAGTCGAAGTTCACGAGTTTGTATCTGCGAGAGAATTATGGCCGCTTTAAGTGGGTTATCAGATTTAATTAATAGGCAATCGGGGGGCAACAATGGCAATCCCGATAATCTTTTTTTCCATAAAGTTCCACGAATCGGGGGAGCTAGTGCTGCGGCACTGGTCGTCGGGAGGGATCATTCTTTGTGGCAATACGACGGACTTCCGAGTGGTGGGGCTATTCCTACAATTGCCGAAATTCCAGTCCGATCGATGATTGGGTCGATGCCTTTTCTTGCTCCTAGCAACTCGCAGGAAAAATTTTTAATTCAGGATGGAATTACCTCTACTGTTCCTGGAATTTATCTTCTGTATGATCGCTTGTTTCATATAGGAGGATTGAGCGCTGCAATAACCACGGATCAGCCGATTCAAGGTTCTACCGCTCTGACGCGAAATACGAATGGACTTGGAAATATTGCTTTTTACGAAATCTATAGTCAAGTTGGCGCAACCAGCGCCAACTTGACTATGACCTACACCAATCAAGCAGGTGTACCAGGAAAAGTATCATCCATTAATATCGGAGGAACTGGATTTCGAGAAGCGACTCGCGCACAAAGAATTCCTTTAGCTTCAGGGGATACCGGAATCAGAGCAATTGAAAAAATTGCTTTATCAGCCAGCACTGGCACGGCTGGTAATTTTGGCATCACCCTTGCGATGCCGATATCTTGGCAGTCTATACCTTTAGCAGGGGTGATGGGTTGGCGCGATTACACGACGGGGTTGCCAGGTATCCCGGCGATCCACCCGAATGCCTGTCTTTCTTATATGCTTCGATCGGGAGGGGCAACTGCCCCAGAAATTTTTGGATGCTTGGCTTTTGTGGAGAAATAAAAATGCCTATTAATAATTATCAAGATTATCTTAGCCAAATCTCTCTGCAAAATGCAGAAAATTTTCAAGCTAATATAACAACGCAGTTCACACCTGCTAGATTAATATTAATTTCCAGATTTTTTCCTACTGCGGCTTCTATCCCTTCTTCAAGTATTGCGCTAGATAATACCAGCCTGCATGGGATAAATAATAATTTATTAGGCACAAGTGAGTTGTTGTTGCTGGGAGGCCAATTTAATTCTCCAGGAACACACACTTTGATCCTGGTAGATTTGCTTAATATTTCTGGCGGGCTAAATGCGGTTTTGACCACAGAGCAAACTACAAATTTGCCATCAGCACCCCTAACAAGATATGCAAATGGGGAAGGGGTATTTGCTGGTTTAATTATTTGGGCAATTACAGGAGGCATAGTTTCTACATCTTCGATTAATTATATCAATCAAAATAATATATCAGAGCGAATTAGCCCTCCGATATCTTTCCCTTCCTCTACTGGGGGATCTGATCGAAGCCCGGGTAGAATACATTTGATACCTCTTGCTCCTGGAGATACTGGTGTGCGGGAAGTGAAGTCGGTAACTTTATCAGCCAGCACTGGCACGGCTGGTAATTTTGGGGTGGCATTATTTAAGCCTTTGGCTATGATGTCGGTGTCATTCAGTCAGCCGATTGACGCTGTAAGTACTGGGGGATTTACTGGAAGCCTTTGCAAAATCTTTCCAGACGCTTGTTTGTCTGTTTTTTTATGTCCAGGGACAGGCACTCAGTCTGTTTCAGGTTCTCTTTTTTTTGGGGAGTAATCGTATGGCTTCACGGCGTTTATTTGATTCCGCAACAATAGAAATTGGACAAATTCCCATTATTGATTTAATTCAATTTACTCAAAGTTACGTTAAGGTCAATGGAGCTTATCAACTTGCAGTACCTTTCATTAAAATCAATGGAATTTATCAGCAGTCGAATCCGGCAATAAAAAATAATGGAATTTATCAATACAGCTAAATTATTTAAGCTTTTGCAAGATTGATTGACAGGGTTGCGTGCCGCATTTTGCCACTGATTTCCCGACTCTATCCCTCACCATCAAGGAAATCAAGTCAGGTAATCGGATGCCAAAAATTTCAAAGATTGATGGATTGCCTACAACGCACTTGATGCCATTAAAGGCTATCTTGCTTGGAAGCATCTACGTGATTTGCAGTCTCTTTTGCCAACAAACCACCCTTTTAAAAATCGATCGCCGCTTGTCTCTGATGCTTAAATATCATCCCATCCACTTAATCCAGAAGACATGACATAGCTGGTAACAGTAGCTTCAAAAAAGTTTGATTTGGTATGACCTTCCCCTTGAGTATCAGAGAATTTTTCTAAATGAGAATAGGGAGACTTTTTGTATTTATCCTCAGTAAAAATTGGATTTAAGCCAATCGCTCTTAGTCGAATATTGGCCAAATATTTTGTATATTGATCAGTGCTATCTTCTGTAATTCCTAATATTTGATTGCCGATAATATGGTTAGACCAATTAATTTCTTGATTGACAGCCTCTAAAAATGAACTTGCTATATCTTTTTTAATTGACTCTTTTGGGAATAATTGCAATGCTTCCACAATTAATTTTTGATACAAACGAACATGACTCAATTCATCTCGATTAATCATCCTAAAAATATCAGCACTACCGGCCATTAGATGTCTAGAAGCTAAATTATAAAAATACTGGAACCCATTATAGAAATACAGCCCTTCTAGAATATAATTAGCGACAAGAGAACCAAAATAATTACTCTGTGTTGGGCTGTCAATATATTTTTGATAAGAACTAGCAATAAATTCACAGCGATCCTTGAGAACTTTATCGGTGCGCCATAAATCATAAATTTCAGCCCTTTTGTTTGAGGGAATAATAGTCTCAATCAAGTATTGATAACTTTGATTGTGCATAGCTTCTTGAGAAATTTGTTCTGCCATACAAAGGCTGATCTCTGGGGCTGTGACGCAAGATTTTAAGTGAGGAATATTACAGGTTTGTACAGAATCAAGAAAAGTTAGATAAGACAAAATACCATTATAGGCACGTCTTTCGTCAAGGGTTAAATTATTATAGTCAGTTATATCTTGAGTAATATCTATTTTTTGCGGAATCCAAAAATTCTCACGCATCTGTTGATACAAACTTACAGCCCAAGTATAGCGAACATCATTTAATTGCATCAAGTTGGTGGTGTTACCAAACCAGATCGAACGGGTTTCGATTGCATCATCTCCCGACAGATTGAAGATCGGGGAAATGGGCATTTTATTGCTAAGACTGATCAATGACATAGTTTTACTTTACTTTGGTTTCCACTCTTTACATTGTACACAAGAAATAGAAGGATTTACGCTACATTTTAGATTAAAGTCTTTATGGGTTTCAGGATTATAATATTTACAAGAACTAATCCGATTATATTCATCTGTTAAATAGTATTTGAATTGTTTAACTGTGCAGATTAAATTAGTCTTAAATCTAAAAAACACTCTATACAAGACAACAGCGACAATTAAAGCAGTATAAAGTAAAAATATACTTAATATAATAGTTGCTAAAAAGTTAATAATTACTAATACAATATTCATAATGATTATTTATTTTTTCGAGTATTGATAAAATCTTTAAGAGCTTCAACAATAATAGCTACAATAAATCATACAAAAATTAGTACAAGTATTGTAAATACTACAATATTCATAATACATAAAATGACATTAATGACATTAGAAGTAATATTTATAGTTAATTAGCACAACTAGAACAGCTATCTTTAAAGTTATCCTTTTGAACAGTTCGTACATAATAGACTGCTTTACATCCTGATTCCCACGCTAAGATTAAAGTTTCATAAATTTCTTTAACTGTTAGTGTGCGGTTAGGTTCGTCAGGAAAATAAACTCCTTGATTAAGGTTAAACAGCAATTCCATAGAAATCCCTGTATCAATCCATTTTTGCATTTCAGCAATTGCCTGAACGACAATCTTTTGGTCAAGATTTTGATTCTCTTGATAATACCAAAAAGAATCTTTGATAAAAGGAGGACAATTAGGAATAGCACCTTTTGAATTTTTTTCTGTGAATACCCGCTTAAAGACGGGCAAAACACTAGCAGTACAACCCTGAATTAAAGATGATGTGGTATTGGGGGCTATAGCGGTAATATGGGAGTTTCTAATCCCGTAGCGTTGTACATCGGAAGCTAGTCGTTGCCATCTATAAAAATGGTGAGATTTATGGGGAGAATTTGACTTAAACCAATCTAATGGTTTAGTCCCTAATAATTTACCTTGATCCCATTCACTGCTAGAAAAGGCTTGATAATGTCCGCGTTCTTTAGCTAATTCTATTGAAGCGTGAGTACAAAAATAGCTAATATTTTCAAACAAAATGTTGATAAATGCAAAAGATTTATACGATAATTTACGTTTAGCCAACCAATCAGCTAATCCCATAACCCCAACTCCAATCGTTCGATATTTATCATTATGTTCTTTAGCCTCGCCAATTGGGGGACAAGTGAGGTCGATGGTATTGTCAAGCATCCTGACAGCAAGATGACACATTTCTGATAAATTAGTAGGAGTGTCAATGTTAGCAAGATTAAGACTAACTAAATTACAGCAATGGGCTGTTTTACTTGGCGTAACGTTACTAAAAGATTCGCAGCACAAATTTACACCTGGGATATAGCCATCATGTTTATTAGGATTAGCGCGATTGATAGTATCTTTAAAGGCAAGATAGGGCATACCCGTCTCAATCTGAGATCGCATAACATCTTTAAATAACTCCCTAGCGTTAACTTTTTTGTAGAGAGTAATTTCTGTCCCTAGATTATCTTCAATTAATTTGTAAGCATCTTCAAATTTTTTGCCCCATAATTCTGCTAATTCTATCCCTAGTTTTGCCCGAACCTCATAAGGATCAACTAATGTCCACTCGGCTTTATTTATTACCCGACGCATAAATTCATCGGAGATAACTAATTGAGGAAAAACATCATAGGCTTTGCGTCTTTGATCGCCGTTTTCTGTCTGCATTTCCAGAAATTCTGGCACGTCTAGATGCCAAATATCAACCCCAACAGTTACTGCCCCGGCGCGTCTTCCCCCCTGATTTACTGCAATAGCTGTATCGTTGAGTAATTTAATCCAAGGAATAATCCCACCGGAAGCATTAGCTTTCCCCATTACCCAGCTACCAGTGGCACGGATTCTACTTACATTTACCCCAACACCGCCGCCATTTTTTGAGATGCGAGCAGTATTGGTAATCTCGCTAAAAATACTCTCTAGATTGTCTTCCATTGCTACGATGAAGCAACTACTCAAGGAACCATTAGGGGTTCTTAGATTGCCTAAAATTGGAGTAGCTAAAGAGATTTTTCTTTGAGCTATAGCTAAGTAAATTTGAAACGCAATTTTTAATCTATTCTCTGGGTTTTCCTCTACACTCGCAAGCAATAAAGCGCAAGCCAGGAAAGCCTCTTGAGGTAATTCACAATCAAGCAAATACCTTTCTGACAGCATGATTGCACCAGCGTAGTCAAAATCTTTATCGTATTCTGGGTATATCCAATCCCCCGCAATCTTTAAATCGTTTTCGTCATAGATTTCTGTGATTTTCGGATCATAAATACCTCTACCCACTTGCCACTGGACATATTTAGCGTAGTCGGTTCCTTCCAATCTTCTGAAAACCGTGCGAGATAAATAGCCGCCAAATTCTCTTTTAATCCTTGTATCTTTCCATAATCCCCAGATGTGAAGTCTTCCGGCTACATACTTCCAATCGGTTTCTTCTACACAAAACAATTGTGTGGCAACATTGATTAAATTTTCTTGAATTTCTCGCGTAGTAATGCCATCTCGTAATCGAGAAGTTAATCCTGATTCTAAAGCGAGGGGATTTACTTCTAACCTTTCACACGCCCATTCAACTACTCGTCGAATTTTAGTGATGTCTAAAGAACGAGTTTCTCCACTTCTTTGAATTACGTTAATCATTTATTTACTCCTACAGATTTTTAAAATTGTGATAGCCTTGTGGAATTTTCTGTAACGTGATCGCCTCACCAAATTTTGCAAGCATTGCGGCTTGGCAATCTTTTACGTCCTCAACTTTGCATTTTTCTATCAATTTGTTTTCTATTTGCTGTCTTTAAAGAGTTAATTATAGCAGTCTCATTGCCGTTAAAACACAGGTTGCAAGGATTAACATAGCAAGGGCATTTATACAGATAAGTGCCGTCGGGAAAGGATTGTCCTTTTGGGATGATTTGTGTTGACATTTATTTATCCTGAGTGTAATTTGTTTTTAGTTGAGATGCCCGTTCAATTTCTCTAGCTAGGTAGCCGATATGAAAAGATTGAATACTGGGACAATCGGCAATTATTTGACGGATTAGCTTCAAAGGATTCTTACCTTCCCATTTTCCTACAAATTCACCACTGAGAGTTAGCTGGCTGACTGTGATATTATTACCATCTGTTTCCACTAAAAAGTTACCAGCAGGATCACTGTACTCTCGAAGTTCTTGACTAATAATTAATTGGTACTGATTGTTAATTAACTGTTCTACGGTTTCCCAGCAGTCATCGTAAATATGGGCTGATTGACTAATAGTAATCAGTGGACCTATTGTTAAATTGTACTCAGATTGACTAGCAATTTCATCTCTGATATGACGCTGTAAAGCCCGTAATCCCATTGCATTAGCCGGCCAAGCGGAAAACATATCATTACTTCTAAAGGTAGCTGTTAAAGACAGTTCATTATCTACTACTCTTACCCAAATATGATTGAGGCAGGGAGATCCGCCGTGATTATGATCTGAATCTCCACTTTTTCTTTCTCCTCGCACGATTGTATGATAATCGTGTCCACGCCAACTATTATGTTCGGCAAGTATTTGAGCGTTGCCACTCCCACTATCCCAGAGGGACATAACTGCACTGGCAGAGTCGATTTCTTTGATTAATTTTGTGGTAACTGCTTTAATCTGATCCTGACCAAACCAAGAGCGTAATCTTTGACCGTAGGTATATTTAACTCCTTCCCGATAATCGGCATCATCAAGTATTTGTGGGATATAGTTCTTTAGATATTCTCTATCTAAAGGTAAGTAATTAGGTTCTGGAAAATAAAAGTCTTCTGGTTCATCGGTAACTATCGCCATTAAATCGATTAATTCTTGCCATTTACCGTCATAGCCAGTAGGTCTGATAGTGCCAGTAGTTTTGATTCTTTGTAGTATTTTTATCCAAGTTTCAGCAATGGTTTTACTTTCAATCCGATAACCATATCGTGGACCGGGTTTTACCTCTGATGTAGGTTCATTGTAAGGAAAAACCATCGGTTTTGCCCACGGACTAGCTAAATTAGAGTAAAGAGCTAAGTTTTTTATCTCTGATATCAAGTCTATAAAATTTGCTTGGCTAGAAATTGAAAATAAGTCAACTCCCTGAAACCGTAATTGATTTAAAACTTCTAAAGGAATATCTATATCGATATACCCTTTCACCAAAGAATCAATTACCCAGCACATTTTTCCTACATCATTTTTTTCTCTATAAACTCCATTTTTAAAGAAGTCTTTTAGACATTGAACGCTACCAGAATTTTTGTCTTCACGGGTTGAATCCATTACGACAAGATAACGAACGTGGGGATTAGCTAAAAGATTACGGACTAAAAAGTTAATTCCCCTTGACGCGCTATAAAGATTGCCAATCACGGCATAATCAGAAGAATCGAGTTTTGACGCTACTGACTTAGCAGGAGTCCATCCTGTACAGACAGCAGTACAACCTGTCCCGACAATTAATTGATTGGGCTTGTAGATTGAATTAAACATTAGGTTTTCCTTTTTCTTTAAGATTTGGTTGCTTCCAGTCTTTTATTTCTTTAAGATATAAATTAGATCTAGGTTTCCAGTTTTCTATTTCTTCAAGAAGTGAGTCTAATTTTGCGTTGATTTCTTCAAGAGTCATAATTGATTTTACCTCTACTTTGTTCAAGAGATTTTATTTCTGCTAATGTTTTTTTGATTGATTCTTTTTTATTGGCAAGCAATTTTCTTACTTTTTGAAAAAGAATCAATATTCTTTTGTCAATTTCTGTGATAGTTATAAGTCCCTCTTTATTTGAGAATTTTTTACAAAAGGCAAATATTAGGGATGCGATCAGAAACTTTAACAAATATACGAAAGGTCTATCGGGAGCATCTCATTTATGCAAGTAAGTAATTATACTTGTCCCTAAAACTGGTTTCTAGCAAGGCTTTCAAAATAGCTTGACATAAAACCTGATTTAGGGGTTGCAAAGGTGAGATGCTCCTGGTCTATCTGAGGAGATGCAGGATGAGGTCTAACAAATACATGATGTACCAATCCAGCTAGTTGATAAGTTCCAATGTATCGTCCTTTTTTATCTATCAAATCGTCACCAGTATCGTCACCAGTATAGTAAGTCAAAATATCAAAAATCCTCTTAGGTTCTTCTGTTTCTACTAATGCCCAAAGTGTAGGAATATGATTCTGCAACTGAACGCATAATATCTCTGCGTTTAAAGGCATTTCAATCTCATGACAAGAAGTTCTAATAGGGTACTTCCAGATGGTTTTCATTGGTTTTTTGGGTTAGTGTACATTGATCCGATAACCGATAACTGGCACTGTAGTATTACTCTGGCTTTAGAAAGGGATTATCATCTAATCCCCATCGATGCTTAAGAAAAGCTTTGTACATATTTTCTCTGACCATCATTTGTTCGTAGAGCTTGATCAAGAAATCCTGCGCTTGCTCCTGACTCATTTTTTCTACCTGAGCCTGAAAAGAACGAATATTGAACTGCTGTTCTAAGGAAAGTTCGTTAGGTTGAAGCATAGCATTACTCCTAAATTAAAATTCAGACTCTTCTTTTTGAGGTTCAAATCTATTATCAAAGTCTTGTAATGTTTGTTTTAAGCAATGATAAAAGCCATTAAATTCGTCAGAAGGTTCTCAGTCTTTTCCGTGATGTTTGAGTAGCTTTCTTACCATTTCTGGTTCAATGGGAACATAGATATAATCTTCTAGCGTGAATTTATCTTCCACTGCCTAATTCCTCCCAAAAATTGTCAAAACAAGTGATTTTCATCTCTAATCTTCTGTCAAATAAATCTTGAAAATTAGGATTATCAATTTCTTTTTTTATTCTATCAGAGTATTCATGTACAAAAGAAATAATGTTTTCAAGGCTGATAGCATTGTTAGCTTCATCTTGATAATATTGTTCTTTTTGAGCATCCGACATTTTATCCCAAATTTGACTTCTTAATTCTATTAAGTCTTTTTTAAGGTTTTTTATTAGATTCGCATCCATACCATAACACCTCTTTTAGATAATTATCTCTTTTTGATCGCCATTTTTTTCGAGTATTAACCGAGTATCTTTTTCTGCCTGAGATTTAGCATATAAAGCCATAAACTTTAATCCTTTGCGAATAATTTCAGTCTTCGATAAATTCAACTGCTGAGATATTTCTTCGAGATGTTCTGAGCTTTTCCCACTAAACTCTATTTGAAATTGTTTGATACTCATGTTTTAGCTCTTACCGATACTTCTCCACTAAATAATCAATATACGATTCTTTGGGGTCTTCTGAGCCTAAATCAACAACCCCCACTAAGTTTCTTGTCCAAGAATCAAGATCGCTTAAATCATCTGTTAGGGAATGAGAGTAGGTGATTTTTTGCTTTGTCTTTACTAAAACTTCCCACAGGTCGTTAGTGTAGGCTAGTTCTCTAGCCAGTTTTCTTTGTCTTTTTCTGCAATCTTCTTCCCATGATTTCTGAAATTCATCCCACGCTTTCTCGTCCCATCGTTTTTCGTATATATCATATTCGTATTGACTGTAGTCAAAGTCGTTCATTTTTTGCCACATTTTTTGTATTGTTTTTCTGAAATAATTTTGCCTAATTTTCTTTAATTTCTTCCATGCGTCATTAAAATTTGGAATAATTAATTGACTGGTTTTTATCCAATTTTTCCAGTTTACTTGCGTGTACTTTTTTATCAGATTAACCTCGACAATTTCCTGTATAACATTTTTTAGCAGTTCAATGCTTTTAATGTCTGGACATTCTTGAATTTCAAAACCACAGTAGTTACAAAAAACTACATAACTTAATGTGGTTCCTATTTTTACTCCAAGAGATAACGAGGTTTTATGAAGCTTGGATTTGTCCATGATGTACCTCCTTTAGATAACTATTTGGCTTTATAAGTTAACTTCTTTCTAAGAAAAGCCAAGAAACCCATAGAACTACTATCGCAATATTTAACATGAAAAATGTTAAATCTATCAGTAATTGTTTTGACATAATTTTATCTTGTTTTTACAAATTTACCATAATTAAACTATACGCCTTCTTACTTGAATTGTCAAGATAATTTTGATACACTAAGATTAGAAAAATTTATATTAATACAAATGTTCGACAGTGCTATTGGAGTTGCGGGGAAATTTTTAGAAAATCCCACAATTAAGGCTAATGCTTCTCTATCCTTTTCTGTGGCTACAGGCTCTACCATGATTACCGATGCCGTTGGTAATCCTGTTATGCGAGCATCTTCTATAGAGTCTGTAGTAATTACCTGTTGGTTGCAACAGTCAAAACCGCCTGTGGCAGAAGTACAAGAAGGTAGTTATCTCGATTGTGAATATTTTGAGGGAAGATTGGTAAAGCCTAAAGATTACCCGCTCCCGATCATGAGTACAGGAGAATTACAGGTAACAATTAATGGCAGAATCGGTCTTGTCAGGCAGTTAAATGTATTTGAGTCCCCGACAAGTCAACAGCTAGGAATTGCCGCAAAACTAGGGCGGAGAATTAAACTTTATGCAAGATTTGATCAGGGTAGTTAAGTATCGGAACCTTTTAAGTAGCCGAGGTATCCTGAAACAACTGCTACGATAACATTGCCGTAGGTGTCAGTAGTTTCAGGAGTAAAGAAAGAATGAATCAAGCAGGCGAAAACAATTGAAACACAGACAATAGACGGGTCTAATTTAAGATGTGGCATTGCTATCACCATCCTCTATAAAAATTTTTTTTAGAATTGGTTTATCACTAATTGTTAACTTTAATTCGTCTTTCGTCCATTTTGTGAATATTGAATCGTATCCATAGATATATTTTAAATTATCATTGGCAATAACTCCCGCTTTTTTCAGTCCGTCATTAACGTATTTTGCGCTACCACAAACATTATCAGGGTCACGTCCAAAGTTTTTAATTCGCCATTCGTAAAACATCCATACTTTGTCAGGAAAACATGGAATTTTTTGTTCTATAATAAGTTTTTGTATATTAAAGTCCCATTCTTTTTTAGTAGTTGCGCTTTTAAATTTATTTGCACGAGCTAATCTTATTTGATCATTAAGAGTCGGCGGAAGTGGACAGATAAAAATTGCTCTCATAATCTTATTGGGCGATACTTTTTAAATATCATTAGCAAATCATCAGGAATTGTACCAAGTTGACCAGTCCCATAATTGATTTTTGCCTCTTCAAAAGGTAATTCAACTGACGAAACACCTCTAAAAGAACCTGTATTGCATACCCAATCTAAAACACGACCAAAAGCCGCTTTTATCTCTCTTGTTTGTCGGGTATCTTGAGAGAAATCAATGCCACTGGAATATTCCACATCAGCCTCGGAAAACTCAGGATATGGTTCACGACCATAGCCGTGATAGCCGCCATATCCCCACGATCTACCAATTGCTGTAGATAAGTGAATTTGCCCGTCTATATCGATTATGTAGTCGTTAGAACCTAAAATTTGCCAATTATCAGGAGCGATAGCCCGATTAAATCCATCGGTAATATTGCCTAGTCTAGCTTTAATTATCAGAGCAGGTTCACTAATAATTGGAGTATTTATACTGACATAAGTTAATCTAAAATTTTGGAATTTTAGATTAACTCTTAGTCTTTCCCGGTGACGGGTAATTTCTAGGGGTCGATCTGCTCCTCTATCGCCTTCAATGATTGATTGAACAAAGTAAATCGCACCAGTGACGGCATCTTCTGGTAAAGATACTGATGGTGCGAAAATAGAGAGGTCATCAATGCTAAAAATCATTAGGAAATTTTGCTCAATAGAGGACAACTGGTGTCGTTAACTGGACAAAATGGGCGACGATCAAGATCGGTACTGAGTTTACCTTTACACCGGTTACAGACTGGATAACCCAGTGCTTTCAGATTGTCATAAGTAACTTTATTGGTTCCATTTGTCGGGGGAAGGTTTTTAGTTCCACCTGTCGCAGTGGGTAAAGTTTCTTCGAGGGTTTCTTTGTTTGCCATAATTTTTAAAAAGATAAGGTTATGCCGCTACATCTAGGGTGCGTAATTCAGCTACTCGTAACTGTTGAGAAGGCTCACCAGTACCTACGGGATCAACGTCTAAGGTTTTGTAACCCCGCCACGCCAACCAAGTCATGCGCGTTCTACGATCAAACTGGGTTACCTCATCTTGACGAATTTCAAAAGGCATCGCTTCACCAATACCTAGAGCGCCGGCTCCGATTAAATACCCAGTACGGGTAATTCTAGAACCCAAAGAACCACCTAAAGTCTCGTTTTGAACACCAGGTTGACCAGCTGCACCGGTTCCGACGCTTTGCCCAGTTTCAAAGATATGGAATTTCTCTACCAATCCTAGATATCCAGTTACCCGACCTGTATCTCCGGGGGGAATATAGGAAGGATTAAGAATATTTAACAAGTCATCTAGGTCACGTTTTGTATTTGCTTGCCAGTCGCGTTCGTTTTCATATGACTCTTTAAGTTGTAGAATTTGAGTCGAGTTAAGAAACAAGAAAAATGTCTCATCGTCATTCATTTGAAACTGGTTATCGTGGGCGTATTGATACAGTTTTCGCATGAACTTCTTGGTAAAAGTTCCATTGTCTCCTGCTGCTGATAATCCAGTGGGGGAAGTGACAAGAGTGCCGTTTTTATTGTAAAGATGCAATGACGTACTATCGAGCATCGTCTTGATCATGTTATTATCCCATGCGGCATAATCTCGGAAAAGACTTTTTTGCATCCAATCAATCATAGGCATTGCACTGAAAAATTCTGTGAATGATGGGATGGCCACGGGTCGAATTGGAGTAGAAGCTCCTACTTTACCGCGTCCATATTCAAAGATTTCTGCCGATACACTGGACGCACTACTGTTGTCAGATTCAGAAGTCAGGTCAGCATACTCACCTTTTCCTGATAGTAAGTAATCGTTTACCGCCGGAGAACTGGTCAAATAATTTAGTCTAGGAATCCGAATAACAGTTCCACTGCGAGCCGTAAAATCTAAGGCATAAGTAGGAATCTGCCAAAAGGTCAGTCCTGAAATGTGTGTTGTGCGGACGATTGCTGACAAAGTGTCGAGAAAAAATGGGGGAAGATTATCCGCAGTCGTTGGGCTATTTTTCGAGCTTTCACCTAGTACTGGAGCCGCACTATTGCCGCGGAACCATCCGCGTTTACGTCCAAAATCTTCTAAGGAATTAATAACTGCTTCTCGGTTATTACGAATATGGCGATCTAGGGGAGCTTTGTTGTACAAGTCCATCGTTTGATTGCCACCCATAACCGCCTGACGGATCATGCCAGAATTTTTCTGGATGTCTTCAATCAAGTCAAAGGTTTCTTGAAGCGCACCAGTGATTTTATCGGCATCATGGGCGACGGTTTTATTGAAGTTAGGCAACTGCATTTTTGCTGGTGTTTGGCTACCGTAAAGCTTTCCTAAGTCAGCAAAATTATTAATCGTTTTTTCTGACTCAGTGACTTTAGCTTCTAATTGAGCAATTTTTTCATTAGATTTTTGGATAGTTTCTGTAGCAAGACTGAGAGAAGCTTCTAGAGTAGCTTTTGCAGTCTCAAACTGTTGCTTTTGGGCTTCTAATGCAGATTGTTTTTCCAATTCCATCGCTTGCTTTACTGAGGCTACGGATGCCACCACGGTATTTTGTACAAGCTCTTCAAGCATTTTGGGGTCAAAAGCTGGCGCAGGAGCAGTAGCAGTAGCGGGTTTGGGGTCAGAATTTTTAACTGGTACACCACCCTCAGAAGACTTTAAATCACCTCGAAAAGTGGCTTTTTGAGTCAGGGCGTAGATTTCTTCTTGAGAAGGAGCATCACTTCCTTCTGCTGAATCTTTAATAACTACGGGAGTAACCCGTTTAATTTCTTTTAGGGTATTCATTACTGATTGCTGATCACTAACTATTAGATATAATTGTACTACAGAACTTTCTGTTTTAGGTAAAAACAAAAGTATTGGGACGGGAATCTATTAATCTTGCTTGGCGACAATTGCCACTGGCAACAAAACTGCATTCGATAGAATCCATTTTTCCGGAACGGCGATAGTAAGGGGTTAGCGTTTCTTCATCTACTAGCCCTGCCATATACGGGGGGTAGTGGGGACATTTAGGATCACTGTAAGGAATATCGCAGATAGGACAAATCGACTCGCCATAAAAAATTCCCCCCATTGAAACATCGGCTTTTCTGCCATAGGAAATCTCCGAAACAATCGGGTGAGTCGTTTCTATAAATCCAAAGACTAAGACCTGATGATAGCCGTCTTTTTGGATTATTCGATAATCTTCGCCTGGATTAGGAGATTTTTCGAGGATTCGTGCTATCCCTTCCTTGCTTACACGAGGCAAGGAATAAATAAAAGAATCATAGATCATCCCAAAAGTTTTGGTCTGATCTTCCCATTCATGATCGATCATCAAAGCGCATCCAGGGTAACTAGCTACCATGGTTTCTAAAACATTTTTATCCCATACCTGGCCAGAACTGTGAATTAAGTTATTTGAAGCAATTAAAGCAAATCGCATCAGTTCCGATGGTTCCCACGGATCAAGTCCGTAGGGTTTGAATTGATTGATTAGCGACATCTCCTCGTCGGTAGGATGACGGGTCTGTAGCAATATCTCTAATTTAGCGCGGGTTAGTTCTAGTTCCATGTCAATAAAAAATACTTATATAAATAATTCTATCTAAAGACTTGACGTTTATGGTTGGTTGATGTATATTAATAGTGTCGTCTCCAGCCCAACCTATAAATATAAAATTTCAATACAAAATATTTGTCTCCATAGAAAGTGTATATCTGAGGAAACAACGCAGGATTAATACCCTGCGTTTTTTATTTCGTCCAGCCAAAGTTTAACGAAAGCATATTCTGGGTAGGTCGTGTCCTAGAGTTAGAAAAAATAAAGTAACAACCGCAATTAGCCCGACAAGTACATCTTTCAGTCGGTCGGGGGAGTGTTCCAATAGGCTGCCAACCAGCACTTTCATAAAAAAGACACTCTTGGCAAGATTCTTTTTTGGTAATTATTCTCTTTTCCCACTTGTTGACTAGAGCGTGTCCTCTCCTGTTTCCCTCTTCAAAAGCTTCCCTAGACTTGGCAATGTACTGTTTAGAGCGATTGATTATTTGAGCCTCTGATTGAGTACCAAAAATAATATCACGGGAAAACTTTCTTAATCGTGCGTATTGTGTTCTAAGCATCTGACCAATTCTGCCATAGTCAGAAGCGTTCATATCGGGCTTACCAACTTGATAAAGCTGAATAGTTAGGTTTTTAATCTCAAAAGACATTTTTTCTTCCCACTCGCTGACAGTTATTTTTTTCTGTAAAAGGTCACGGGTAAGTTTATCTGTTTTTTGAGTACGGGCATTAATAGTTTGTTGGGAGATTTGTCTAACTTTTTCAGTAGAGACAAATCTCCCCGTTCGATTGTCTCGATAGCGTCGAGTTGCAGGGTTAAAAGAAAAATCACTCATAACTTATTTCAGGTTCTAATAGGTTTTTAAATTCATCATCTGGGGGTTTTTTTTTCCAGTCATCGATAGCTTTTTGGATGTCATTGGCTGTTACTTTGGCTCTCTCTAGCAACTGACTAATTGGCTGTAGGTTTTTATCTTCTGGGTTGAATTTATCTGTCATATTATTTGTCTCCTAATCCGTCATAATAATTCTTGGATTTTTTCTGATTTATCAAGTTTAGCTTTTTGATACTAGATAGGCCGAAAGAAGTTTTGTGCGACAAACTCGCCCACAGCTAACCCCATGTCAAAAGAATCAATACAAGCCTCCCGGACGTGAACCCCGCCATAAATACGGCTGAGGGCATTTTCCATTCCCGCTTCATAGAAGCTATCGAAATTACGAACGACACCTGGAAGCTCTTGGGAGACAGCACTAAATACATAGTCCTCACCAAAATATTCGGTCATCACTCCCGCAAATGCTCCCCCCATGGCAGAATGCCCTGACATATAATCCGGGAAAGGTGGGGAATTAACCTCCATTAATGGTGACAGCAAGGGCTTCCAATTGGGATCGCCCACCGTAGCAGCTATCCCGTCATTAGCCGCAAATCCTCCAGCAATTACGTCATCGGGGCGAGGTTGGAGTTCAGTGTATTTCTCTTTCCAAGCAACGATTACCGAATCTGCCAGCGCGGTATTTAACGCGGCAAATAGGCTGGCATCTTCTTGCAAGGTATTGCCCTCACTCACCGCAATTTTTTGAGCAATTTGGTTTAAATGCCCGTAGGGACGGAAGGTATCAGCGCGGTCATAAGCAAAGAAAACAGCCATTTCTGCCTGGTCTGCATTGCGTAAAGTGGTAGTGAGAGCAGTGTTTTGCAAGCCACCGTAGAGCCGGACTTCTTCAATTTCTTCGGCATACAATGTAGGATTTGTGTCAGGACGGCCATCAAGAGTCACATCAAGTTCATTGTCCGCAACAAACTGGTCAATGTCGCCAATTGTCCAAGTATCTACTCCCCCCCAGTTCGCACCAAGTGCTACCCCAGCAGTGGGGACCGAGGTTTCTGGTCGCCAAACGTAGTCTCCCGGTGGCGCAGTGAAAGGTGTATTGTCGTTGGAACCATCATTAGCGCGTAAATTAAGGCTCTGATTGGCCACTAAAACGCCCAAATTAAACCCCCGGCTTTCCGCGGTGGCACTGTCCTGAATCTCTGCTAGAGAATTGGATAATTGCTGTAAGAACAAACTACTTTGTCCAGGTAATTGAGTAGAAAGAACTCGATAAGCAGCACCAACTACCGCCGCCTGCAACGAGGTATTTGCTGGTGCGTTCACATCTACAGCGTAGGAGGGATATAAAGTGTTGAAGGCACTGACCGTATCATAGACGGCAGTAGAAACCAGCGCCATTAAGCGAGAACCTACTGTCGGTCCGACTCCCCTACCCGCTTTTCCCTCAGCTTGAACTGCATTTAAGGCGATCGCATTCCAGTCGATGACGGCGTTAGTATTGAGTCCCGATACTAATTTACTGGTGACATTATTGGTTTCCAGTTGTTCGGCAATTTGGTTATTTGCATCAACTTGAGCGATGAGAAAGTAAGCCCCCGGAGCGATGACTGAAGTATTGTTGTTATACGTTAAGTTTAGGGTGACTGACTGCCCGGCATTTAGGTTCAAGTTTGTGCTGACACTGGTGAGTAAGGCATCGTTACTGTCAATCTGACCGTCAGTGGAAATGTACAGCTTGACAGTAATGGGACCACTGGCGATCCCCTGTCCTTGATTGGTGACAATTACCTGTGCACTTCCCTGAGTGCCGAAGTCAACCGTAGTTGGTAAATTAATCGTGCCAAAACTGCCTACTAAATCTGGTAGTGAGACACTTAAGGTAGAACTTAAGGTAGGACTTGGGAATGTCAGTGGTTTTACCGTAGGATAAATATTAATCATTTTGATTTATATTTAGTTTCTTGATAGGTTGTTTATTAGTTTCTTCATCGGTTAAATCAGAGTCAGTGTCTTCAACCTCCCCTCCTGATAGACCATCTATAGATTCACTCCATTCTGGCCACAGTATCCGATATTTATTTCTGGCATTTTCCGCATAAAAATCTAATCCTTTTCTGAGAATGATTTCTGTATCAATTACCTGTTTGATAGCACCGCTAAGAAGCTGACACCATCCGTATCTCATCCTAGAATAGCGACGATCAGGCGACCGGGATAACTCTTTAGTTCCCCCTTTTGATTCTAATCCCGGGAAGAAATAGGTCGGGAATCCAGGGATAATTAGCTTGTACCGGCATTGTAAAAGAGTATCAATTAACCCTGTTAAATCAGAGTTAAAATTAGTCATTTTGCGAATATCTTGTCCAGGATAGCTGAGAATATGATCGGTTATAATGCCACTTTTTCTACGGATTTCTAATTCTCGCTCATAAATTCTTTCTTGCTCGGTAGAAATACCTGGCATAATATGCAGAGTCGGAGAAACTCCTAAGTCATTAGATGCCCTAATCAAATTATCAAAAGCCTGTTTAACGTCAGCCCAAGCATCTAATGAAGCCAGCCAAAGAGAGCGACCATAAAGAAAATCAGGTTCATGGCGAATATGGCAGATTTTATAGGGTTCAAAAAAATAATCAGGGTCAGACTCCGAGACATATTTTCTTTGCTCGAAACCAATTAGTTCCCCTTGATCTGTTTCTTTTCTAAACATCTCAAAGGTAGGTAAATAAAGAGTCTTTGCTACACCAAAATCTTTAGACTTGTTGGCAGATAACCCTTCTCGTTCAATGCCCAACTCTAGAAAACATTCTCCTTTCCCTAATGCCCATCTTAGGGCTTTCTTGAGTCTATCCCCACCAATCATGTAGGTTGAAAAATCCTGTTTTCTTAACCTAATGTCTTCTGCAATGGCAAATACTTCTGGGTTAATAGGAGTTTCTTCATCATCAAGGGTTTTGGCTACTACCCATCCCTGATCGTCTCCATCGTCAGATGCGAAGGTATCAGAAGCGGCCATGTCAAGGGCGTGGATCACTTCATAGCACCATTGATTAAGTTCGATTAATTCTCTTGATATTCTCGGATCACGGATAGGATTTTCCGTAATCTCCAAATCGTAGCGACGTGATACCGACACGATACTAGGTGAAGTAAGGGATCGCTGAGAGCCTCTTAATTTGTCATCCTTTTTCTTCTTTTTTGCCATTAGAACTGCCATGTACTATTTCTATGATATAAGAAAACAGACCATTTTGTTGATGGTCTGTTTTAAATCACCCAGGGAGAAATCTAAATATTAAAAAAATCTAGAATAATATCCATCGCTCTGCAAAACTTTTCTTTCGTCAATGTCATCATTGGAAAAAAATAAATCAGTAGTTACCGCTTCCATTAAAGCTTTAGCTGCATACTTGGATATTGTGATTCCCACTTGTGAAGTCGTATCGACTATGTAATTATCTTCAGTAGATAAATAGGTGATTGTAATAATTTCGTAACAGTTAATAAATGCCAGATAACCTTCTACTGTCTGTAGAATTAGCGGACGAAATTCCTTTTTCATGATAACCTCTAGTCTTAACTAAATATTACAGGTTACTTTTTGAATTGTCAATATCTTGGATAAACTTTAAAGCCCTTTCATAATATCGTTTTCTTTCGGCTAGTCCATTTGTACCACCGTTGACACGACGGGTAATTTGTTCAACGGTTGCCCCACGGTCACACAACTCGTTCATTTTATTGTTCATCCACCAAAACCCAGATGGTAAAAATAAATATCTTTCGCTGACATACGACCACCCTTCCATAACACGCTGATCGCCTATATAGTTAGCAAATGCCTGATAATGGGCTTTGCCAGTCATTTGAAGAGCATCTACACCTCTAAACTTTTTGCCGTCACCAGGTCTGGTATTCCCCAAGTCTTTTCGTCCCTCATAATTTGAGCCGTCGTGGATTTCTACCATGTACCGTAATCCTGCTGATTCATGGGCTATTTGGCTTAAAAAATGTCGAACTCTTTGTACTGTGGTAATGTCAAATCTCTTAAGGCACTCATTTAATTTTTGGAACTGAAAATCAGTAATTTTATCGTTAAGCCTATTAAATACACCTTCAACTTGATCCTTGCGGACTACAGGAGGATAAGGGTCGTTAAAGTGACCAACAAAAGCGTACCAATTAAATTTACCCTCAATCGGGGGCTTTATTTCTAGCAAATAGTGATTTTTTTCTCTTTTGATAATCTGATTATAAATCACTTTTTGTCCAGCTTTAATTTGGATTGTTCTAAAGTCTTGGGGAAGACTTTCGGAACTGGAGTCTGTTAGGTGCGATTTTAAAATAGTGTTGCGATTCGCTTCTAGAAATTTCATGGTAATTTAGTTAGTAAAATTGACAATTCTGTTAAGATTTATGTTCAAGTATTCCGATTCGTATATCAAGTTCTTCCTGTTTCTTGCGAATTGCTTCTATTTGATCAGAAATAGAAGAAAAAGTTTCTTGTTTGGCTTTAATAAGACTTATCTCTTTGTCAAGTTGCGCTGTTAATGTAGTCAGTTTTTCTATTCCTGTTGATAGTCTTTCGACCATTTTCTCTAGCTTTTGCTCAAGAGACTCCATCTTCTTTGATGTTTTCTCAAAGGTTTCGTGGTCAAGTTCTTTAGCCTGTGATTTAGTATTTCTTGAAAACATACTAAGTAATGCTATTGCGATAGCCACAACAGTCCCAAGATCGTTAAAATTTATTTTTAAATCGTGATTCTCGACATAGGGGGAATGGCTTTGGTTGGCAATAGAAATATAATACATGGCAAAAGGGAAACATCAATAAAACTATTCTACAGTTTTTACTGTCATTTATGAATTCAAATTAATTCTTTAGAAAAACTTAGCTTTGCTTTGGAGAGCTTAACAAAAAGTCATTCCCAGGCATGAAATTACCAAAACTGGGGATATTGCCAAAATTTATAGCATTATTCCAAGTGTTTTTACAAGTATTGTAAGTTTTGTCACAACCAGCAGTAAGGATTACGCCATCGTGGGTAGCTACGGGGCCAGATGCTTCAGTAAATAACTGAATATTAGTTTTACCTCCAAATATTGGAACAGTTCGGTAAATTGCGTAAGTAGCTGATTTATTTGCTCCGTCTGTAAATGTGCATTTTCCCCAAGCAAGATTTTGATATTCTCCCCACACCTCAAAATCTCTCCGACTATTAACACCAGCAACCTGAGTCTCGTAAAATGGTACTTGTTTACGGCATCCTGAGTTATCACCGTTATCCTGTCCAAAAGCCCATTGGCAAAAAGGTGATGTTTTTTCATCTCTACTTTGCCTTAAATTAATACTAGAGGCAGTAAGATTTTCAAGCGTATAGCTTTCGCCACCAAGTGATTTAATTTCTCCCACATAACCTATTTGTATTTGCTCGTCTGGAAGATCCAAAAGTGAATTAGGAGGATATTGCCAATCAACAATTGCTGTGATAATTCGAGCTTCTCTAAATCTATCAGAAAAAAGTAAATTTTCGTCAATATTATCACTAAAAGCACCTCTATATTCTTGATTATCCGATTGTATTCCTAATTGCTTTTCTATTGCAGTCGGATCAAAAGCTTGCTTTGCCCGAAATACTACCCCACCAATTTTTAAGTCTTGAGAAAAATTTGTATAACCGAGCTTTTCTCCGTTTGTAAGTTCAATTAAAACGCAATAACAAAGCGTTAAAACAGAATTTGCAAAAGAATCTTCTAATCCCGAATCTTGTTGTATTCCTTCGGTAAATCTCCTAATCTGTAATTCTCCAAGTGAATAAATTTGTAAAGAGGTTTGGTTTTGGTAGCTCAAAGAAACAGAGTTAAATCGGGATAAGATTGATAAACCGTTAACTAAATCAGGATAACGAAATGTGGATCCTGAGCCCTTAGCACACAACCATAAGGCAATCAAATAATCAATATCTTTTTGAGATAAAGTTTTTCTTTGTTGTAAAGAGCTAATGTCAGAGGGAATATTTCTCCGAGAAAATCTTTTCGTTTCTCCACTAGATAAGCTAACAATATTTGTCTCAAATTTAGGAGAAATTGTACACCTTTTAGTCAAATTTAAATTAAAATCGTGATTTAAATTTGGATAAAAAACATCACCGGGTAGCAATGCAATTTCAGGTTCAATTCTTGATTCTCGTAAAATTAATTTAGGGATAGTAAAAATAGTGTTATTTCTATTTTTTGTGATAGGCTGATAATCTAATTTATCTTCTTCAAAATGACATAATACTTTAAAAGTGCCTTCCCAAGTTAATTTGGGGATACTAAGAGGCGGATTATTAAAAACTATTTTACCAGAAGCTACTATATATTCTGACGGTGGTATTTCTGTAGTTCCTTGATAGATTTTTAGACTATCAATATCTGGATAAAAAATAGGTCTGTGATGAACGTTATTGCCGCAGGAATATTTTTTAATCAAAATAAATTCTGTTTTTACCCCATCGTGTTCTGGAGAAAATATTCCTTCTGTGTAGAATTCGGTAACAAGCTTGGTAGCATTTCTACTAAACTCTGAATTATCTATATCGAAACGACAATAAACAAAATTGCCATTTGGGATAAAAGAAGTCATGTTAAAATCGCTGTTTATGGTGTTCGGTCGAATCCTGAGTTATTAAGGTCAAAAGCGCAATAAGTAAACTGTCCATTTACGGTATCTGGTGGACGCATACTATTAACAATATCATTGCTTAATCGACAATAAATTAGCCATTTATAAGTTCCTTTTACTTGATAATCAGAAAGGTCACGATAAAGAAAATCTTTTTTTGATCCTTTCATTTCTTCATGAAAGTCAAGAATAGCATTTAAATCATCAGATTGTAATGCAGTTCGAGCAAGATTGAAAACTCTAACAGGACTAGACCATTGCACTATTCGTTGTTCTGCCCCATTTGTGTTTTCTAGTAAAGAATTAGAAAACTGAATTTCTGTTTGATAGTCTTTGTCTGGAATAATAGGAAATTCAGGAATATTTACTGGGTAAGGATCATCAGGAAAATCAAATGGATCAGTGACACGAATGATGTCAATTATTATAACATTGTAAGCAAGTTTCTTGGGCTCGTTTACAGTACCAGAGTAAGTGTAGTTTTTACTGGTTCTCTCTAAGGGGATTGTGTCAGCGACTGAACCAGTATAGCGAGAGTTATACTGATCAGAAGGAATAGAGAAAATACTTACTTGTTGACCGTATTTGCTAACTATTTTCCAAAATTGACCAAATAGATTAATTCCGCCAACAGTCTTTAATGTCGGTTCTTTGTCCCATGAAATCGGTATGTCAGTACGCCAAAATATAGGATTATCTTGACTTCCATTTAAGCTTTTTTCTCTAGCAGTTCCAAAAACGTGACAATAGATCATACTAAACTAACCCTGTAGCCCACACTCGCATTAAAAGATACTCATTTCCTATGCTCCCTACACTTATCCAATGCAGATTATCGGAACCATCTGGGTCTATTCCGCTATTTCTATAGATTTGCCCTATTGGAATATCAAGAGAAGTTTTTAGGACATTAGGTATATATCCGATTGCTTTATTGGGAGCATCAAAATCTCTTAAATAAAATTCCGTGGCATTGGCTCCTGGGGTGGCTATTTGGCAACTTAGAGAGTAATTGGCAATAGAATCTGCAGATAACGATGCGGGAATTGCAAAACTTTGTATCACATTAGTATTTTCTAGTGAAGCCCTAAAAGCATCATTTCCACTTACAGAAGAAAGGACTAAAGAATAAGCACTTCGAGGAAAAGCACCTCCAGAGTAAAGAGAATCACTAAGCCAGCCGACGCTTAAAAACTGATAAGTACTACTATCTAAATTTGCGCCTGTTCTCCTTATTTGAAAAACATTTAAGCTTTTATTATTCAGAACAGCATAAGTCACATTTAAGGCAAGTGAATCACTGAATGAGAAGCCAAAATTGCGATTAACTCTATTGAAAGTAGCAAGATCGCTGTCAGTGTTTGCAGAGCATATAGTGTCTCCATTCTTTTGAAATCTGGTTTTGCTAACAGTTACTGGCAAAGATAGGCTTTCAAAAGCCACTGGCAAGATCAAATTAATTTGATCATCATTTAACCGAATGGCGCAGGTTTGCCCAAAGGCATCATTAATCCAGTCGGTAAGCTGCTGGCTGGTAACTCCTTCGGAACCAGGAGCGTAAGCAAAATTATTAGTCCTATAACCAAAATAGAAGTTATTTTTGTTGTCTTGATTAGTTAAATTAGTCATGGTGTTCGGTCGAATCCTGAGTTATTAAGGTCAAAAGCGCAATAAAGAAAAGTACCATTTACGTTGCCTAATGGGCGCATATTACTAATTGTAGCATTGCTTAGTTTGCAATAAGTAAATTTGCCGTCAGGAATAAAAGGATTAAGAAAAGGAAAAAATAACCATCTAGACATATTTTCTCCCTATAGTAAAAAATAAATGCTTAGGGTTATTAACAGCAGAAACAACAAGTTCTAACCTGTTTCCTATGTTAACAAAATTTTCTGTTGTCACAGAAACGGTTAATCGAGTAGAAGTAATAGATAAATTATTCAATCCAGGAATATTTATTCCATTAATCCTAACCAATATAGTAGCTGTACCAGATTCAGTTACGGCACTAAAGCTTAGGATATTATACCCTCTTAATAAAGCGAAATCAAGAGGATAAGTTTGAACAATAGGAGATTCTATGTCCCCAGAATATTGTTCGGTATTATCGTTAATACTATTAATTTGATTTTGGAGTTTGCCAAAAGCCTGTAAAATATTATCAGTAGCAGTTATTGCGCCACCAGTAGTTATATTTAAAGCCGGCAATGAAGTCGATAAAACTTTTGAGAAGAAACCGAAGAATCCTTTATTTCCTGATTCTTTCCCGTAGAAAGTATCATTACTAGGATTCCCTACAATTTCATCAGATCTAGCCACTGTCCCGAACGATGATCCCCCGTAATCAGCGATAAGCATATCCCCCGTGAATGTTGCTTGCCAATCTGAGCCATTAAAAACTACTGCTCCTCCAGAAACAAGAAAAACTGTTAGTCCGATAAAAGGCTGCCAGAATTTCCAAGTTCCTGTAGGCAATCCATTCAAGCCAATTACGGGATAAGCTATCTGATTAGTCTTTCCCACCCATGCCCCAGTAGCTCCTGCGGGGACAATATAGTAGCTATCTATATTTTGAGGAATTGGGGGTGTGGTAAGGGTACGGGAAAGAATAGGCGCGGAGCCTATAGAAATAAGTCTAAATAGCTCGTTCGCTATTTGTTCTTTGTATTCCTGGGAAGATGCCAGTAATAATCCATTAGAGCCGAATATTGTCCCAGCCATCTCCAAATTCCTCTGCCATCTTAGCTTTTACCCAGTTATTGTTTTCAATTTTGCAAAGACTTTTCAAGTAAGCCTCGTAATTATTCAAGTCATTTTCATTATAGTCTTTTTTGAAGATTGCGTGTAACTTCCAAGATTTAGGGGGCATCCAGTCTTTGCTTAGTCTAGGATTTTTAAATGTTTTTATCATCCATCCCCGGACACTTTCAATATGCTCACCTTTTTTGTAAGCTTGTCTGAGAGCGTACTTGTAGGCTAGGTATAATTCCCTATCTTTGTCGTGAATCATGATCTCTAGTCTTTCGTTGGCGATTTGTTTTTTTTCTTTTGTTGGAAATTCATGTCCACAATGGGGACAAATACGAGCGGAAGCGTAGGTTATTTTATTGCAATTTTCGCACTCTTTAGTCGGAGCTTGCCCTTTTTGGGTATCAGAAGACGTAGAAAGTTGAGGATACTTTACATCCTCGATAAATCCGTGTCCAGTTTTATCAGTATTGATTTCAACATTCCCCGCCTGATCTAAAACAAGACAATCAACTTTATCTAACCAGCTACAAAGCCGTTGACCGCGACCGGTCATTTGAATATAAAGAGTTTTGCTTTTTGTCGGTCTGGCATGAATTATGCAAGAAATTGCGGGTAAGTTAAATCCTATCCCGCAGGTATTAATATTTACAATCCCCCGCAATCTCAATTCAGCTACCTTTCTAAATATTTCTCTTCTTTCCTGCTCTGGTGTTTCGGCTGTAATAACAGCCGTGGGAACACCCCTCTCATTAAATTCTGTACAGAGGCTTTTAGCGTGTTCCACACCCGCAGCAAAACAAACAAATTGTCTCCCTTGACCGAGCCTGCGATACTCGGAAACTGTTGATTTTACCGCCTCAAGACAACGAATCTCTAACTGACTAGCATCAAAGTCACCGCCATTAATTTTTACTCCTTTAGTATTAATTTTATTTTTAGTTCCAAAGTAAACACAACCGACAAGCGCGCCACGTTCGATCATTTCTTTTGGAGTGGGTCCAGTTACCTGAACCTCAAAAATATCTCCTAGCTCTTCACGTTTCGATAACCGCCACGGGGTTGCTGTTAGACCAATTACGAGACGATTATCTACTGGTAGGGTTTTCCCCGAAAAAAGGTGCTGTTGCTTACGAATTACTTCCCATGCCGAGTTTATTTCTTGTAAGATTTCTTTTGATTCAGCGTGAACCAGGCTAAGGTGCTTGCATTTTTCTTTAGCTTCCTCAAAAGTAATTTTGTAAGGCTCTATGTCTTCTCTTTCTACAGCGATACCTAATACTGCTAATTCGTCACGAATGTCTTTGATTGAGGTTGTTTGCTTACCGTTTTTAAGATTGGGAAAGCTATCTTTAAACCATTGGCAGTAAGCTGATAGATGAACTTCATCGGCTAGTATTACTTCGGGATTAAACCAAGTAATATCTCGTCCTCTAGATAAGGTTTGAGTTGTCGCAATTTGTACTAATTGGTTTCTATCTTCTTTGTAGTTACCAGCAATTACCCCAGCAGATAGTCCAAATTTTCCTAGAGTTTCTAGGGTTTGCTCAATAAGTACCGTAAAAGGCACTACGATTAAAGTCCGTCGCTGCCTTTTTACAGTAGCGTCGTAGATTATTTGACACAAAAATACTGTTTTACCCCATCCGCAAGGAGCAACGACTAAGGCTCTTTTGTAGATTTTTAGAGCGTCATACAGTTCTCTTTTAAGAGCTTTTTGGTCATCTCTTAATTGAATTTGTAGTTTAGTCGGTGCAAAAAGTGTTTGTGTTTGTGTTGCTAGTGTCATGTTTTTATTTCAGATTTATTTTGGTTTTAATAAAATCTATAATCAATTGTAAGCAACTATTTTTTGTAACCTTTTTAGACAAATCAAAATAGATTTGTATTTCATTTTTGATAAAGTCTAAAATAGGTTTTATTATTTGTTTTGTTTCTGGTAGTAAAATATCCAAGTGTTTACCATCTCCCTGTATTTTTTTTCTGTTTGATTTTATTTCAACCCAACTAAGATAAGGTACAGAATTATACTCTAAAGCTGAACAAGCTTCTACTGTAACTATTAATTTTTTAGAATATTTATTTTGATATTCAATCCACACCTTGTATTGACATTGAGTTAGACTTTGATAAAAAATTTCCAGTGTTCCCTGTAGATAGAAAAATCCGTCTTCTGTCTTTATTTGCCATTCTGAGTAATTAGAATGGCTAAAAGTTTCTCTACAAAAAACCTCAATTTGTTTTAATGCTTCTGTTTTGTTCATTAGCGTTAATCCTCAGCTTTAATTGTTTTGATAAAACCTAAAATAGTTTCCATTATCTTTGTTGCTTCTGGAATCAAAATATTGAACTCTTCTTTGTTTCCGCTTGGATAAAGATTATATCTTGAGGTTTCATTGTTTCTGTCAAGACTGTAGTTCCAATGCAGGACAACCAAAGACCCGCCTAACGTACCTTCTATTGTGATTTTTTCAAAGCATTTGTTTATCAATTGATATTCAGTCGAAATTTCTCGACATTCAATCAAAACTTCATACTTTTTGTTTTTTATTAACTTACCATAAGTTTTGTAGAGATAATCTTCTTTAATTACCAAAGTTCCTATTAAACGAATACATTTGTCGTCTGCGACTGTATCCCACTCTGAGATGTTCACTGCATCGTATTTGGAGATACTCATCTGCTCAAAAGTTTTTTTAAAGAAATCAGAGATTTCTTTAAGTGACGCTTTTTTAATAGTTTCATTGTTATTACCTCAAATACAAATAACTAAATCGCCGACACAAACATTGACAAATTCCTTGCAGTCGTATCGAGAATTATTGCAAGCTTGAATAATAGAGGTATTTTCTTCAACAGAAATAATCATTCCTGACCCTTTATAAAGAATACGATGACCAATGAAGTCGCTAGTTATCGGGTCGTATATTGGCTTGTTTGTAATCGAATAAACTAAATGAGAAGTATCTATTCGGATACAATTTAATTTACCACGGTTTATTACTACTTTAAAATTATCGATAACTTCAATTACCTTAGCTGGATACGTTCCTTTAGGCGGAAGTCCTAACTCTTTGTTTGTCGCCATTATTTTAACTCTTAGTAATGTTTTTACTCTTGGATTTCATCGAGAATAAAGTTAAAAATATTTAACATTATTTTTCGAGATTGTTTGGATAATACCCAATCTTTTTCGTTCCATGTTTTGTCTGTCTCATAAAGAGTAAAATCTATGTCACTATCTTTTTCAAAATTCATCCAAACGTGAAACGTGCCTAGCCAGAGCATAGGAGGTGATATTTTAGAAGAACCTAAAATATATTCAAATTCGCATTCTTTGTGAACCCTTAATGTTAATTCAATAAAAGAATCTGATCCATAAATATATGTTGAGTCTTTTCTTACAGATTTGATGTCCCATCTTAGATTTGGGTGTTGTTCCCTGCAAAATTTTAATATTTTCCAAGCTATTTGCCATGTGTCCATGTGTTACTCCTATTTACTCTTGAATCTCATCAAGGATGAAATTAAAAATGTCTAGCATTACTTTTCGAGTTTCTCTGTATTTGTTATCAAAATAATCAGATTTTGACTTTCTAATATAATCAAATGCTATTTGATTCTCATAAGAATAGTTATTGTCTCTATCGTCAGGGTTTATCCACAATTCAAACGTGCCTACATGATACGCTTCGCATGAAATACGCTTAAGCGGACTATCCAGAAAAACCTCTATTATTAATTCATCAGGAAAAAGTGGACACTGAATTATATTATTTTCAGAGTCAAAATTCCAGTCTAAATCTGGGTATTTTTCTTTACAGAAATTAAATAACTTTTCCGCTATTTGCCATGTGTTCATGTGTTACTCCTGTTGGGTAAATTTACTAAGAAATACCTACTGATTCCTCTACTACGATACCATGATGACCGTTGCGGCTTAAAGCGTCTAAATAAGCCATTAATCGGCTTTCGTGCATAGAAGCTTTAATCTTGCAAGGCTTATTTTTTCTATCTATTGTCCTGATCGTGTATCTCATTGTCTCCAATCCTTTAAGTGTCTTTTGCAGTGATCTAAATGCGCTTTAAGTCTTTTGGCAGACTCTCGCTCATCTGTCCCTCTTATAATTCCTCTTTCTTTATCAATATTATCTTGATCTACCAACTTTTTCCACGCCTCTTTAGCTTTTTTTCCATAATTACACCTTTACTTTTTTAAAACCTCGTTGTTCCAAAACTTTATTATACTCCTGAATTTTATACTCTAAAATGGCACGTTTTTTTTGGACATTTTTCCCAGATTCTTGCTTAGAATTTCGATATTGTCTGGCATAGAAATTAGCGTAATAACTAATTTCAGTAGTGCTCATGTTTACGATAAGCTTCATGATTTCCTCTTCAATCTATTACTTAAATCTTATATCATTCTGCTAGAATTGTCAAGAGATTTCTTGAAAATCTTCTTTGCGAAAACAGTAAAAATGTTCTCCTTTTGTGAGGCGATCAATTGATTCAAAGTGGTAGTAGATTCCTATGGCAGTCTTAATAATCCCCAATGGTTTGCACCGAGGAAAGATTTGTCCATAGGAATTAACACGATAAACTTTTTCAGGGTATCGGGAGGGAATATATTGTCCGATCATAAGTACTAAAGACGGGAATTGAACCCGCAAAACTTAATTAAATCTACTCCTGACAAAACGCCCTTCCCTCACTCAATCTTTGCCAAGTTCGGTGGATTCGCAAATTTCAGTTTTGAAACAAAAAATAACTTTATTTTTTGCATTAAGTCCCTTTTCGGTTGAAGGCTTCGTTTTAGCCTTTAGCTACCAAGCTACTCTAGCACTTCAATCCTATCAGGGACTCCTAAAATTGTCAATCCTATCAGGTGCTTATATTCTGTAAATAGCAATCAGAAAACGGAATTGTAAAAATGATCACAGACCCATTTAAAACAGTTTCTACCCTCAAAAGCCATTGATTATCAAAAGTTACTTCTGTAACTTTTCCGACCGCTCTCGGTGGGATAATTCGCCCCCCTATCTCTATAGATGCAGCCGTCCGCACTAGCACCTTTTCTTTCTCAAGATCAGGAAGGCTATCAATGTGTACACCATCAGCCGATAACTCATCGATTACTGGCTCCGATTCAACTTCTACTATGTCAGAATTAGAGATCGATTCATTTTTTGGGTGTGTGAAAGTGGGACTGGCAACTTGAACAATTTCTTCTTTTATCTCTGATTGATATTCCAGAGAATCTTCTATCTCAAAAGTTTCTAATTCTTTTGGCTCTTGATAGTGCAGTATCATACCCCTTGATTTGACCTCTAATCGTCCATAGCCAGCTTGCTCTAGCTGAGTAAGTAGGGTACGGGCGATAGATGTATTTACTTTTTCCCCATTAATTTTACGCCCGCCGAATTTTTGGGCAACGTCCCGAGGTTTGATTTGACCTGCGCTTTTGACAATCTCCCATATCTCAGATAAAATGCCTTGTACTGGATTCTCATCCTGAGATGTAACTCCTTGAATTGTCAAGAATTGACTGATATAGAAGTCGGTCATCTTAGCAGCTTTAATGGCTGTTTGTACAGGAATACTGTAAAGATTAGTATTATCTGGATCAAATATCCAATTGAGAAGATGGATGCTTAATGTAAGCCTTAAAAAAGTCTTCATTTGTTTTCCTAGATAGGAAGCAAATGATGGATTAATCGCTCGATACTTCTTAATAAGTATCTCGTAGTGATACTTAATGCCCCAGGCATAACTTTCTCCGATTTCGCTAAACCAGCAATTATAAGGATCGATAATCCCATTTTCATCAGCTTCTAGGCTAATTCCACTGATTTGATTGACCAGTGTTTCGATACACTCATCGATAGAATTAGGGTCTTCTGGCGGCTTACCAGGACGAGGATCAAGGGGTTCGTGTAGCAAGAAAAGATACCGAGAAACTGCCCCATCGACATCATTAGATAAATCAAGATATTTCCTGAGTTTCTCGACTTGTATCCCACCTAATTTATTAAGTGTTTGCCCATCTAAATAGTATCGATTGTCTTTGTTTACGCGGTCAAAAGTATTTCGGATAGGGCCATTCCAGTTGCTTAAGTCTCGTTGCCGGTCGTTACCTTTACCACCTGATCGGTACTGATTTAATCCTTCAAAAAATCCCGATAATTCGTCATATACGACTACCCCACCTTGCCAAGAAGGTTGCAAGGACATCGTTTTTAAGATGCCATCAAGAGTACCTTCATCATAAAACCACCGACGCGCCTGACAGTGTTCTTTCTCATAAAGACGAGGGTTGATTTCAGCGTTTGTTTTGTTTGCCTTGCGATCTGATGCTGACATTTCTTGCCACGCAGCTTTTAGATCGTCTAGTGTGGATTGTTCCTTAGTAACTCTTTTCTGCTCGGCTAAATCTTTTCTTTTCAAAACCCGACAAACTTCGTTTTGAGTGAGAGTTTTACCAGTAGAAACCCCGCCCAAATCTGCACAATAGAATATCGGGTATTCCTTCCAGCATTCCCTTTCTCTTACAGTAGTTCGGAGGTTAATTGCAAACCGACTTCCTAAAATAGCTCCTAGTATTGGCCATAAAGAATGCAGTAATCTAATTGGGGGTTGATTTAATGTCCTGGCACGGCTTATAATCGCTTCGGCTAAAGGTTTCGGAAGTATCTCAAAAAGATCAATCTCTTTCTGCTGATAATGCTTGCCCTTTAAAAATCCCTCTAATCCTATTTTAATAGCGTCACCTTCCGCTATTTCCGTTTTGCGGATGTCGATTAAATTCCGTATTTCTGCTGGTTTCCTACCAGTGGCTTTTGCCCACAGATCGACTTTTTCTTGCCACTGAGTTCGGGTAATTTCGTCTTGACCAATACAGCCGTCAATAGCTGTTATTAGGTCTTGGAAAGTCATCGTTTCTTTTGCTATGGTTTCTTTTTCTTTGCTCTCTTTTATTTCTTTTGGTTTATCAACTATCGAAGTTAACAATGTATCGAGAGTTACCTTCTTTTCTTCAATCCAATTAAGAATATCTACCCCTTGAGAATCTGGTAAATGATTCCACAAAGGAGAATCTGGATAGGCATAAAGCCATTTTGCATCGGGGAAATCTTGATAAATTTTCTGGCAGTGAGACACTCCCCCTTTGTCACGATCAGGGCATAAAATCAGATTTGCTCCCTTTAAAGCTTCTGTGTGGGACGGTTGCCATTTTTTTGATCCGCCTATATTACAAGTGGCAACTAATCCTAGAGATTCTAGTTTCTCTACCTTAGTCTCGCCTTCTACTACAAATATCTGGATCCCTTCTTTAATAGCCTTTTCTAGGCGGTCTTGACGGTAAAGAGGTATATCTTTGTACTCAATATCACCTATGCCCCACTCCCAAGTTTTACCATCGTCTGTAGAGTGCTTCTGTCTAATATCCTTTTTCCAAACACCATCTTCTTGATAGTCTTTGCGGTACACGCAGATTCTCGCCCCACTGACAAGGGGAGGATAAAGAAAATATTGGGTTTTTTCTTTTTTATAGCCAGAAAACTTGACTTCTTTCTTAAAATAGTAGATTGGCTTGCCCTGATTATCTAATTTAGAAGATTTTTCCCATCCCGGTGCGGGTTCGTGATCTCGGTTGCAGACCGAGAGTAAATTGCCGTCTTCAGATGTGTACATATAGCACCAATCAGGCTTACCACAGTGGGGGCAAGGATTGTTTTTATCGATCTTGACACGGTTCGAGGATTGTGTTACCATAATTTCTATATGAAAAGTGTTTGTTTACACGACCCGCCTGCGAGCGGGTTTTTTGTTGGGTAGATAAGGTGGACTAGAACAAATCAAGGTATCTACTATCCTAGCAGAATTTTCTTGATCGGTAAATACTACACTTACACTACACCTGTAAATCCTCGCTACGCTTAGGTTTTAGATTGATGCAAAGAGTTGTAAAAAGCATTTTCGCCCTCTTTTCTGGCAGTGAGTTCGGACTCAATGGGAATAAAAAGATAGGACTTTAGTGCAATTTCAAATGCCTCTTGGGTTTTTAAGCCTAAAACCTCTGATCTTTTACACATCTCAGCCCATAGCTCTTTTTTAACCCGGATTGACACAACTTTTATTAGAGCATCTTGATTGGCAGACATAGCTTAATTTACAGAATTTTCTATATTGTATCATAAAAGTCGAGATTTCCTGTAAGTTTTTTGTAAGTTTTTTGCAAGGTAGTGTAAGATAAGGGTATCTTATCAAAATACACTTTTATGGCTACACCACGATTCAATAGCGACGGAACACCCCGCAAACGAGTAAAAGCTTCGGCTTTGACAGAAAAAGGGATAAGCAAAATGTCTGATACTATTAAGGCAAAAAGGATGGGGCTAAGTATGACCCAAGCCGAATTTACTGAGTGGATACTAAAAGAAGGTCGGCGATTGGGATTACCTGGCACAGAATTTTCTGGGGGAGCGGTTCAAAACTGGGAGCTAAAAAATATCGCTAGTTGCCCTGATCTAGGGAATATGCGATTACTAGCTGCTGTATTTGGTCTTGATACAGATTCTTTTGTGAATTATCTTAATGGCGACTGGCCAACAATTCAGGATTTTCTAAAAGATCCAATCAATCAAAAAAAGAATTGTGTTGAAAATCCTAATTTAGTTCCCGAACTTTTTCAGGAAGCTGATACTCAAGTTAAAGCAAAGCTTGTAATTAAAGAAGTTGAATCTCTTTACTTAAAGCTAGATGAGTTACAGAAGATGATTAAAGAGATCGATCTAGAAGATGTGAAAGCTTTTTTGTGTTCTGCCCCAAAAGATTTACAGAAAGAAGTTTACCAATATTTACAGGAGAAACTGATCGGAGCATAACAAGAAAGAACAGAGGGTTAACCCTCTGTTCTTTATTTGAGATTTATTGAAACATATCATTTGTTGCTTGATATGTTCTAACTGGAGTAAATCCTTCTTTATCTTTTCGGTTAATTCCATAGTCACTTAAGTACGGACCGTAAAGGGGAATACTTTCTAAATGTCTATAATAATCCTTTAAGTTCCATCGGCTGCCGTCAGAAAATACATAAACTGTATATCCGTAAACTATTTCAATTTTTTCTAGACTCCCAAGTATTCTTTTTGAATGAACACTTCTAAAAATCTTTTTTTCTGCCTGTTTTTTTTCTTGTTCTATTTTTTCTGGACTCAGTTGTACAGGGTCAGGACAAGGCCACTCTGTTTCACGAGCAGGACAATCTGAAGAGACGAAAAAAGACATAATACTCCTAATTGTTTTGATTTTTAGTTGATAACTGATAGCTAATTTTAAACTAATCTAACTTAGATAGTAAAGCTTCAATTGTCTTTAGCCTATTCCCCGCCGCTACACATCCGTCTTTAGAAGCTAAAAGCGACAAATCTAAAAGCATTAGTTCAAAAAAGACTGTTTTTTCTTCTTTGCTAGAAAAGGGAAAAATATCGTGGACTTTATCTGCTAGTTTTGTGGCCATCAGTAGAATTTTGGGGTTGAGTGCATTTTTTTGGTTCATTGTTTTTTTCCAGTTTAGATAGCAGGGTTTCAATCGCTTGGAATGCAGTTCCACACCAGCTTGTCATGTGCCTATTAAATTTATAGGAATAGTAGAGGCTTGTAAGCATTTGCTCAAAAATATCTTCTTGATCTCCTCTTTCTAAAGAAGCAAATATTTCTCTACCAACTGTATCTGCTAATTTTTGGGATAGCAGTCTAATTTGAGTTTGTGTGCGTTCGTGATATTGGATCATCGGGTTCTTTTAATTTATTTAGCAATTTTTTACTGATAACTGACAACTAATCCTAACTTAATCTCTCTACAAAATCAATAAGTTTTTCCCAAAGAGTTACAGGAAAATCTACGGTCATTGTATCATCGTCTGTTTGCTTTGCATTTCCTTCGGTTGCTAAAGATATTAATAGATATTTAACTTCTTTAGCTTTCGGAGTAAGTTTAATGGGTTTTGGCTCTAATTCGTCACTGGGTTTTACGTTTCCATCAGAGTCCAAAAAAGTTGGATTTTTAGACTCTATAAGGTTAGCTGCTACAGATTGAACTAATTCTCCAGTGGCTTTTATCCCTTTTTCTTCCGCTATAGCTACAGTCTCTAAAAGAACATTTTCTTTCTCCGAGAGTGTTAGTTCATTTTTCCTTACAAGATTGTGTAAAGTCGTCTCCGATACTTTACCTTCGATTGCTTTTAATGTCGGACTAGACATCGAAGAAATTTCTAGAGTCCGATCATATTCTGATTTTTTCCATCCAGTTTTTTCGCAAAACTGTTGGTAGGACTGTTCTTCAGTTAAACCAGCTAATCTATCCTCGTGTAAATGCCGTCTGATCAGTTTCGCTTTGTCGTACACCGATAGTTTTTCGCTATCAGTGCCGTAAGAGAGCATTTGATACTCTAAGTCCCGGACGGTTAGCCCGCCTGACAAAGGCTTAATAATTGCTAGAACGTTAGGAATTATTATTCCTTGAGAGGCTAAAAGCAACCAAGCTAATACCCTTCGATGCCCGTCCATAGGAAACAGTCGATCACCGTCTGCAATCAAGTGTAAAGGTTGATAGATTACGCCCGATGCCAGTATCTTATCGGCTAGTTCTTTAATCAACTCCAAGTCGTAGGTAACGCGGGTATTCCATCCGTTTTCCCCTGCGATAGTTTCGATTAAATCGAGGCTAAAGGTTAAAAGAGTTTCATCAGGCAAGATGTGCATTTTGCCGTTGTCACGAAGCCCTATTCTTGGTCCGACAAAGTGACCATTGGCTAATCTGAAAGAAATTAGCTGGGGATCGACTACGATTAACTCTCCTCTTGCAGACCCATAAGTTCTGATTTTGTCTCTTGATTTTGCGCTCATTTTGTTACTCCTCAGTTGTGATTATTTTTAGTTGTTTCTTGCTTTATTCGTAGTCCCATCAATGGGAGAATGACATAACCCTCCTTTACAAGGTAACTAGCTATAACAAGAGATTGTAGAAAAAGACAATAGTTTTTCTTGAGAAGATTAGGTATTGCTACACCTGTTAAAATCGAAAAGATAAACTGGAATATAGCAGTTTTAAAACGCCAAAAACATCCTACTTTCCTATTTGAATCAGCGTCAATAAATGCACCGCTTAAAAGAAGACATTCTATATCATTGTCATCTGCTTTGATTACGTTTTCATAAACTCCTTCTAGTATTTTCGATGCAAAGGGTTTTTTTGATGTTTTAAGAACTAAGCGATTAACATATTGCTTGGCTTCTGTTGGCAACTCAGCGTAGCTTAAGTTGATTAGCACTTGATAGGTCAGGCTTTTCATTTTTTTACTCCTTAGTTGTATTGTCGGTTATTTCTTTATACCAGCTTTTTTCTGCTAGAAAAATCGACGCTAGTGTTAAAGCTTTTTTGAAAAGATCAAAATCTTTTTTAAGAGGAGAAGGAATACTAACTCCTGTACATATAGGTATAAGAATAGTTATAACCCAAAATTTAAACCGATTAATAAAAGAAAGATTCCATTTATCATCGGATAAGTACGGATAGATGTATCCTTTTTGTATATCCCCTTCCCACCACCAGATTAATATCTCGTTAGTTATTTGGCTAGTTTGAGATTTTTTTAATAAATCATCAATCCAATTTTTTGAGTCAAGAGATAATTCGAGATATTTATTTCTAATCATAAGCTTATACAGCCGCTCTTTGAAATACGGGTGATGTTCACTGTTTTACTCCCCAATTGTGCTAGTTTTTACTTTTAAGACATTTTTAGGTCTTTATAGCGTTTTCCCCATTCGTTAACAAGAATCGTAATTTCTGGAAAATTAATCGCCTTACCTTTAATCCATATATACGGATTATTTGATTCTGATAAACTTGTTAATGTTTCAAATAGCAAGTTTGTAGATTTCAATTCTACAGATGTTAAATTAATTTTGATTACTTTTTTAGTCTTGCCAGAATCGCAAGTAATCTCAAAATCTGCCCTTAATTGCTGTACTTGATTAATACCTACACTAAAAACTAGGTTAGCTACCAATCCATGCAAGCAAATATTTTCGACTTGCCCTGTACTTAAAACTTTCCATTGGTTTTTGCTGCTTTCAACTAAGATTTCTTGTATTTGCTGGAAAGTCAGTTCATCCCACCAATCGCGACTTAAGAGATTCCGATTCATTTAATACTCCTTAATTTCCATTTTTAGATTTTTTAGCTTTTCAGGTCTTTATAGGTTGCTGATAACTGACAACTAACTATTAAAAATCTTCACTGAGAAGTTCACCAGGATCAATATTTTCACTGCAAACTTCTATTACTGGCTTTAGCCTTGCGTCTACAGCTTTTTTTAGGAGGTCGGCCAATTCTTTTTCAGAGGTTGCTTGTTGGGCGATTTGCAAAGCTTCTGGTTGAGGTAATCCTTTACCTACAGCCCAAGTAATCCCAGCTTGTTTACGATCATCCGGCACTGGTTGCGAAGGGTTGAACATTTTTACGTTTCCCGTTGACGCAGCAGATAGAGTTCTGACAGGTTCTACATTTCCCGTAAATCGCTGAAAGGCTTTTGTTTCGATTATTTGCAATACTTGAGAAGCACTATTAGGGTGAACACGGATTGATAAAAGACTAAAAGTCTTTCGTCCCCTTTTTCCGTCTGGTAAGGGATAAGATAGCTCTCTTGACCCGCGTTCTAATAGAAAAGGGATACCAATCAAACTACCAGCCGATGTTTCAATAGCTAGTAGTTGCTCTGTTAGCCCGATAATATCCCACTTTGAATGGGTTTCGACTTCAAAGTATCCTAGTTCACCTAATTTAGGTAAAACAATCTGCAATCGCCCAACTTGCTTGCATTTACACCCTGAATAACTTCCGTCAGGATTTTGTTGTCGTTTGCACGGGATAGGATTAGTGGCAATCATTTTGCCAGCTTGTTGGTAGATATGTTGCTTTTCCTCATCACACCGAATCATTAACCCAGAGGTTTTTAAATCTTTATCATTCCACTGTTCCATCCAACAAGGAAATACTTGGTCTGTATAAGGAAAAGGTAACAAGCAATCTAATTGCTTAGGCTCTTTCCCGTAAATAGCGGTAAATTTTTCGTTGATTCCTTGAATATCAGAATCAATGCGAAAATATTCTAAATCATCTCCGCTTATTAGAGTGCCAGGTCTTTTAGGGTTTTCTTTTTTTTCTCCCCCTTTGCGAATTATACCCAGTCTAAGGAACCGGGCTTGTCTTGTTGTCAAAGATTTTATAGGCATTGTTTTTACTCCTAAAAAGGAAGGTTGCTAGGATCGCTAAATCTATAAGAGGAAGGAAACTCATCTATTTCTTTACCAGCAAGATATTTAGTAACACTGGGGCAAGCGACGCTGTGAGCCTCTGTTATTTCTTGCAGTTTTGCTATGACGAATCGCTGTGCTTGATTTAAAAGAAATTCATAGCAAGCGTCAGGATCTTCGCCGTCCTCTGGTTTTCCGTGAATATTTAGGGAGATACTCACAGACTCAAAATTACCAAGGTTGACTTTCTGAGTGTATTCTACCGAGATATGGGTGATAAGCATCTCTCCTCTAAAATTTGATTAATACAATCTTATAGTAAATTGCTAGAATTGTCAAGTATTTTAAAAAAAAACTTACAAAAAAATTACAAAAAGATAATAGTACAAAAGAACTAAGTTATTATCGTTAATAGATTGTAGATAAGGATATTAACAATGAAATCCTTGATATATATAGGTTTTAGGCTTTGTTGATATTGTTAATGCTATCCCCCAATATTATTTTTTTTACACTCTTATTGTCTAGTTCGTTTATCTGGTTAGCACTGCCCGTCAAATTGGCTTAATCCGATTTTGCTTGATTAAGTGCGGTGGGGAGCGGTTCGGATTGGCGATGATGGGACGTGAGGATTATCCCCCAGCAAGAAATTAAAGTTTTAGTGAGTCCTGCTCATCAATTTTGTTAAAATACTAATACCAAGGAAAGGACATTATGTTTAAAACCCCTACAGTAAACCTTCGCGGCGAAATCATTAAAACTACCACCCACACTGCTAACTGTTTTACAGAAACTCTACCAAATAACGTTGACCTCGACATGGTATTTATACCTGATGGTACTTTTACAATGGGTTCTCCTAAAAATGAAAAAGATAGCCATAATAATGAACGTCCCCAACATAATGTAAAGGTTCCTCCTTTCTTCATGGGGAAATATCCCATTACTCAAGGTCAATGGAAAGTGATTGCCACCAGAACAGATTTAAAAGTAAAAATAGACTTAGAAGAAGATCCATCTTATTTTAAAAAACCCTATCAAGATCAAGACAGAGAAATAGATAGATGGCTTAGACCCGTTGAAAGAGTCAATTGGTATGAAGCTGTAGAGTTTTGCCAGCGACTGTCTAAGCTAACGGAGAGAGATTATAGACTGCCTTCGGAGGCACAATGGGAATACGCTTGTCGTGCTATGACAGAACCCCTAGACCTCGCAAAAGGTGAATCTTACCCACCCTTTTACTTTGGAGAAACCCTTACTGATAAGTTAGCTAACTATAATGCTTCTATAACTTATGCCTCGGAACCCAAAGGCGAAAATAAAAAGGAAACTATCCCCGTTGGTCAATTTCCCCCGAATGCTTTCGGATTATACGATATGCACGGCAACGTCTGGGAATGGTGTATGGATGACTGGCATGACAATTATGAAAATGCGCCTAGTGACGGCAGTGCTTGGCTTGATAATAATCAAGAGGAAAATCTTGATGCTGAAAATAGCTTAGAATCTACTGAAAAAGACGGAAATAATCCATATTCTGTCATGCGGGGCGGTTCCTGTGGCAACAATCCTAATTACTGCCGTTCCGCGATTCGCTACCTCAACTACCGCCGCGACAACCGCGTCAACTTTTACGGTTTTCGGGTAGTCTGCGTATTCGGGAG